ATGCCAATTATTAGAAAGAATGACGTCGTTACAGAGCGTCCAGTGATTATTGTACTTTATGGTACTCCAGGTACCGGTAAGACATCTTTGGCTACTACAGCCAACAGTCCTTTACTCATCGACACCGACCGAGGCTTTGACCGTGCCGTTCAGCGTCCAGACATTGTTGTCACGGCTTCACGCTGGGAAGACATCTATAATGCTGAGGTTATCGGTTCTTATGTTGTTGAGGATGGCAAGCAGGTTTGGAAGCCAGGTTTGATCAGTGAGTGTAAGACCATCGTAGTAGATACTGCCAAGGCTATGCTCGATGACTATCTCAACGCTTTTGCTATTCAGCAAGACCATAAGCTGGGAACTAACTCGTTGAAGCGATATGGCGTGATGGGAGAATTGTTCAAGCAGTTTGTCGGCATTCTCCGTTCAAACAACTCCGATATCATCTTCATCTGTCACGACAAAGAGACACAGGAGGGAGACAACATCAAGCATTCTCCAGACTGTACAGGACAGAGCAAGGACTTGCTCATCCGTATTGCGGACCAGGTAGGTTATATCTGCAAGGAGAACGGCAATCGCGTCATCAAGTTCGAGCCACAGGATAATCGTGTTGGTAAGAATGTTGCAGACCTGCAGGACACTTGGATTCCTGTTTACGGAACAGAGGAGTTTGATACTTGCATGGCAGACATCATCAAGAAGGTGAAGAAAGCCATCGTGAATAAGTCAGATGCTCAGGCTAAGGCACAGAAAGCCGTTGATGATGCTCGAAAGAAGCTTGCAGCCGTGGAGACTGTAGATGATGCAAATGCTCTCATCGAGGTTGCCCGCGGATTGAACAAGATTCATCAGAAGGCATTCATGAATCAGATGATCAAGGAACTTGCTGTCAAAGGCATTGACTTTGACAAGAAGGGCAAGAAGTTCGTCAAGCATGAGGATGCAGCATGATGAAGCCTTTGATTAGAGTTACCCAGCTAGAGAGCTTCAGACGGTATATGTCTGACGAATATGCTTATGTTACAGAGCAGGACGTTATAGACAATATCACTAAGAAGTTTGAGGGCAACGATTACACAAGAATAGGAACTGCCTTTCACTCCATCGTGGAGACTGGCAGTCCCCATTGTTTCAAGGAGCCGGAAGGTGTTCGTCATTTCACCTATTATAAGAAAGATAAGACAGAACCCGTTCCAAAAGGAAGAAGATTCGTCTTTGATGAAGGTGAAGCGATTCTCGACATTCCACAATGCAAGGTTGCTTTGAAATACAGAAATGAGCATCCTGGCGCCTTTCATGAGGTTCGTGAATACAAGGATTTCGGCAATGCCGTTATCACGGGATGTGCCGATATGATTGACGGACTAGAGATAAGAGACATCAAGACTAAGTACGGACCGGTATCAGACAAAGACTATATAGATAGTTGCCAATGGCAGCTTTACCTAGAGTTGTTTGAAGCTGATGTGTTCCATTTTGACTTGTTTGTCTTTGAGGGCTACAATAAGGATAAGCACAAGGGAGACGTGAGAGGTCTCAAGCTTACTCCTTATGAGCCAGCAATCACTTGTTACAGATACCCGGGAATGGAAGATAAGAACCACGCTCTATTGCGTGACTTCCTCAAATGGGTAGAAATGAGAGAATTATTACCATATTTACCATTAACAGAATCAGATGGCTAATACAATGACAGGAAGGGTATTGCTCATCGGCAATGTCGAGGAAATACCAAGTAAGAGCGGTGGAGAGCCGTTCAAAAAGAGAGTTGTGGTTCTTAACTGTACACACTCGAATTACGGAGATGTGTACGAGAACTACCCAAGTTTTGAGTTCAGCGGAAAGCACGTGGATGATCCTGCTGATTTTGCAGTTGGCGAGATTGTTACTATATCTTTTGCTCTTCAAGGTACCAAGTATCAGAAGAGTGCAAATGACCCGGTAAAGTATTTCAATACCATTTCGGGTTATAAGATAGAAAAGTATCAGAGAGGTGGCCAGACGCAGCAGCAAGCACCTCCACCACCGCAGCCGCAAGGAGTTCAGTCACCGGCACCGCAGCCGGGCAAAGTTGATGATTTGCCATTCTAGTTATGATTTTCAATCTCAACAATGACAAGGACAGGGCAGACTACAAGGACTATTGCAATGGCCTTTACATGGATGCCCTGAAAAGCGGAAAGGGTTTTATCGTGGAGGTGAAGAAAAAGCACCGTCCACGTTCCCTCGCCCAAAACAGCTATCTGCATGTGTGCCTTCAGTATTTCGCATCAGAGTTCGGCTACGATGAAGAATATGTGAAGTATAACATTTTCAAGCAGATAGTGAACAGAGAAATCTTTGCGAAGCAGAGAACCAATAGAAGAGGACAGCCTGTAACTTATTGGAGAAGCACGGCTGACCTTGACACAAAAGAATTAACAGACGCTATTGAGAAGTTTCGGAACTATTCAAGTATGGTTGCAGGGTTGTATATACCCGAACCTAATGAAGAAGCAGCCTTGCTTGAAGCTCAGAAACAGATAGCATTATATGAAAAGTATTTATAATTATGAAATCAGATTTGAAAAATTATGTTCCTGAGAACATTGAGTTTGTATTGGAGGAAGGTGTAAAAGACATGTTCCCAATGGAGTTGGACTTCCTTGCTTTGACCGAGGAGAACCTTTGCGGAGAGAAGCCTTTGAAGAATAAGGCAGACATCCTTAAGTTTGTCGGAAAGCACTTCACGGCGACCTTCCCTGACAATGAGTTGGTTACACGTTTCCTCGATGAGTTCGAGAAGAAGAACATCAGAGAGGAGTATTGCACACTCGAAGAGAACGTGGTGCCAGCTCGCAAGCTGGAGTTGGAGGAGGCTTTGGAAAAAGCCAAGAAGATGAAGAAGGATGCAGAAGAGGCTTATGCTTCTGTCCTTATGGAAGTAGCCAAGTACGCTGCTGAGGTGCGCCAGGGAACTGTTGATATGCGTCTTAAGTCGAAGAACGTGTTCTGTATTGCATTGGCAGGTTACTATCTCGTATATAATTGGGATGCAAATACCGAGAAGTTCTTACTTGCAAAGGCTTATGCTATCCCGGACCGTTCTGAGATTTGGGCAAATGAGGTCAAGAATCGTGAGAGCATGAAAGAGGTCTTCGGATTGGAGTTCCCAGAAGAGGAGCAGCCAAAAGAAGAAGCTCAGCCAGAGCAGTCTTCAGATGATGACGATGATGAATTACCATTCGGCGAGTAATGAAGTACACTCTTAGAAATTATCAAAAGCAAGCTAGTGATGCAGCCGTAAGGCTGTTCACTAGCAAGGCTGACAAGAACGGATTGGTTATCCTGCCTACGGGTGCAGGAAAGAGCTTGGTGATAGCAGATATCGCCTCTCGCCTGGAAGGGCCGCTGTTAGTATTTCAACCTAGCAAGGAAATACTCCAGCAGAACTTTGCCAAGCTGCAAAGCTATGGTATCTTCGATTGCGGTTGCTATAGTGCCTCTGTAGGGTGTAAGGATATAAACAGAATAACCTTTGCCACCATCGGAAGCGTAATGAACCATATGTCAGACTTCGATTGTTTCAAGAACATCATAATTGACGAATGCCATTACGTAAATTCTAAAGCTGGGCAGTACAAGGAGTTCATAGAAGCGAAGAACAGACAGGTTGTTGGATTAACAGCCACGCCATACCGCCTTGATCGTGCCGAAGGAGGTTCCATCTTGAAGTTCCTCACGAGAGTAAGACCTAGAATATTTTCAAAGGTCATCTATTGTTGTCAGATTGGAGAGCTGCTTTCTAAAGGTTATCTCGCAGACTTGCATTATTACGATTTGACGACATTGGATTTAAGAAGAGTCAGAAGCAACTCCACCGGTGCAGATTATGATGAAAGAAGTCTCCTCGCAGAGTATGAGCGTAGCGGATTCTACGATAAGTTATCAAACACTGTAGTCAAGGTTCTGCAGCCTAAAAGCGGCATTCCTAGAAAGGGAGTACTTGTATTTACCGCTTTCACAAGGGAGGCCAGGCAGTTGGTTGATAAGCTTCAATCACTCGGAGTCAATGCCGCCATCGTGACAGGAGAAACACCAAAAAAGGAGCGTGAAGCCATTCTTGAAGGATTCAAGAGGAGAGAAATAAAGGTTGTTGCCAATGTAGGTGTACTGACTACGGGATTCGACTACCCTGCCCTAGACACCGTTGTTTTGGCACGCCCGACGAAATCTCTCGGGCTCTACTATCAGATGGTAGGCCGCGCTATCAGACCTTTTGAAGGAAAGGACGGGTGGATAGTTGACTTGTCGGGAAACTATAGCCGGTTCGGAAATGTCGCAGACCTCTTTATTAGCAGACCTCCAGGAACCACGAAATGGGCGGTATATTCTAGAGGAACACAATTAACTAATGTAGTACTAAGATGAGCGTTCTAAATGAACTTATTGAATATAAGCAAAGAGATTCCACATTAGGAACTGAGTATTTAACTCTCTGTCCGCATTGCAGAAAGGGAGTATTTACACAAGAACCAATTTATGTAGGAAGTTTAGCTTGCCGTTTATGTATTGATTTTGTGAACATGACGGATAAATATGTTACATGTAAATTCAAAAGAAATGTTTCCATTTTATAAGAAAAAGAAGAAATCTCCTTCTGCTCCCAAAAAGAGAAAGAAGAGTAAGCCTGATTTAGTCAAGAGACTAGACAAGGTATTTGCGTTGTATATACGTCTGAGAGACTGCATGCCAAGCGGCATGGGACAATGTATCAGCTGCGGAAAGATAAAGCCGTACAGAGAGCTTGATTGCGGTCATTTCTTCGGACGTTCCAACATGGCCACTCGATTTGATGAAGATAACTGCAATGCAGAATGTATCGGGTGCAACAGAGTGAAGTCAGACCATCTTATATACTACCAGGAGAATCTGATAAAGAAGATTGGTGTTTCCCGATTTTCCACCCTGCGAGAGCGTGCTCACTCCATCAAGAAATGGGATGACGATGAGTTGGAGAAAATGATTAAGTATTATACTAATGAAGTAAAGAGACTGAGTTATGAGAAAGGTATCACCGTTAATCTGTAAAAAATATAAGTCCCCAGTGTTTCACAACACCGAGGACTTGAACCAATTAAAATCCTATAAAGATTATACTTTAAAGGGATTTGTTTGCAAAGGTAATGAATTATTTTCAAATTGCCAAATAAATCCCAATAAAAAAAGCCTGCTCGCCAGCAGGCTAAAGAGAAACCCATACAATATTCTTTTACAGAATATAATGGAAAAAACATACTGCAAAAGTACTAAAAAAAATTGAGATAACCAAACATATATCTAAATATATTTTGGTATTTTTGAATATTTAAGTTAATTCTTTTGCATATATCGAATAAAATTCGTAATTTTGCATTAAGGAGAAACAATATAGTTATAAATAAAATATTACACAATATGGAAGAGACAGAATTTCTTAGAGATTTTGAAGGAATCAAGGACTACAGAACGTTCTTGGTAGGCTTGGACAAACAGTTCAAGTCGGCAGGTGTGTTGTATCGTGAGTTTAAGATTTTGGAGGGGATGGCTTTTATCGCTTTAAAGATTAGCCCTTCTATCCACAATTTTATCTCTAAGCAGCAAAGTGCTGTTTACAGTAAGTTACAGACAGAAGTTGACTCCCTGGCAAATAGTATAAAGCGAGGTAAGATATGCTTCATTAAGAACGAGGACTTGAACCAATAAGATTATGAAATATAATTGCATCAGAAATAGTGATTCTCCAGAAGTAATGAGAGCAAGGGTGAAGCACGGCATAGCTGCCTACGGCATCTACGTTGCTCTTATGCAACTATTGGAGGAAGACGAGGATCATAAGCTGTCAAAGGATTATTCTATGATAGCTTATGAGATGCGTGTTGATGTTTCCGTGGTGCAATCTGTAGTTGAGGATTTTGATTTATTTGAGGTTGAGGAAGAATATTTCTATTCAAAGGAACTTTCAGACACTATCGAGCAGGCAAGAAAAGTCAGCGAAGCTAGAGCTAGAGCCGGTCGTGCAGGTGGTGCAGCAAAGGCTAGAAATTTCGTAGCAAATGCTAAGGAATCTTCTAGCAAATGCCAAGCAAATACTAGAAAAAACGTAGCAAATGCTACAAACTCTCTAGCAAATGCTACAGAAATCCTAGCAAATGCTAGCGAATCTCTAGCAAATGCTAAGCAAATGCCAGAGTCCAAAGAAAGTTCCCCAAACCCTTCAAAGAATATATATTCCGTTCCTACGGAACGGGAAGATAATATAAAATTATCTTCTCCTTCTAGCGCGCGCACGAGGAAATCAAAACCGAAAGAGTTTACCATCTGCCACAAGGGACGGCAAATATTCGAGAAGTATTACCAAGAACTCTATGACTCTGCCTATTATTGGCAACCCAAGGATGCAAAGGCTATGAACTCTATCCTAAAGAAGATTTCTTTCGCTAGAAGTCACAAAACAGTTCCGCTTCCGATAGATGACGAGAGCTTGCTTAAGGCATTGGAAGAGTTTCTGCGTCGTATCGACAAGACTTGGATAATGAACAATTTTTCGGTTAACAAAATTGATTCTCAATACAACGAGATAGTATCAGAAATGAAAAATCATAGACAAAACGTAACAGACAATGGAAACAATACAAAGACAGGATGGAAAGCTCCAGACCACAAAGACACATCAGCGTATCGGTCGGGGTTTGGAGTTGCCGTTGGGAAATAGAGAGGCCAAGAACTTTCTTTACTATGCCTACAAACGAGAGGTAGAGAAAAGAAAAAGAACGTTCGTCTTCACTGACGAGCTAAAGGAAGCAATATCGAAAGTCGGGGATTTTCTTACTATAGAGACAAACTTTTACGGGCTGTTTATGCCCGGCAGTATTGGAAACGGCAAGACTACAATGCTAAAGGCTATTCGAGATTTGCTAGTTCATCTTGTGGACTCAAACAAGATTAGCTATTGCGAGGGTGACAAATATCCGCGATTCGTCAAGGCTAGAGATATGGCTTACATGATTCACGAAGACATAAACGAGTTCAGAGCAATCATGAACACTAAGTTTCTCTTGATTGACGATTTGGGTGCTGAGCCAACGGAGATAGTCACTTACGGAATGCACTACAAGCCGTTTGACGAGTTGTTGGACTATCGCTATGAGCAGATGCTGCCCACGATTATCAGTTCAAACCTAACGGCCATTGACATCGGACAGAAGTACGATGACCCAAGAATTGTAGATAGAATGCACGAAATGTTTGATATTTTAAGTTTTGAGGAGGTATCGTTCAGATGAGTTTAGAACAATCACCATATCAGAATCAGCCATTAGTGAATGACCCAAAGGCTGAGCAGTATGTTATCGGAAGTCTTCTTGTTGATCCTACCGCATACACTCTAGTAAGCCAGTATCTAGATGAAGACTGTTTTTACGACCCCATGTGTAGGGATATATGGAAGGCTGTTGATAATATGGGAAAGCAAGGTATGCCGATAGATGTCATATCTGTTTCTGCCGAGCTCAGTAAGCAGAAGTCGAATGTAACAGCATTGGACTTGATGAACATTTCGGCACAGATTGCATCATCTGCACATGTAGAATATCATGCCATCAGATTGCAGGACCTTGGTAGAAGAAGAAAACTCTGGGTTGTCGGGCAGCAGCTTTCCAAGGTAGGATTGTCGGAAGAGATTCTGACCGCAGATGCTCACCAAGAGGCTATAGAGAGTATCGGAGGAGTATTTGAGAAAGCAGATGGAGTGTTCACGCTCGATGATGCAATGAATAGTCTAAACGAGATAATGGTTAAGAATGCCACCGTTGGAGGTGTCACGACAGGAACCAAGACCGGTATGGAGAGATTCGATGAAAAGGGAGGTCTGCAGAAGTCTGACTTGATTATCGTAGCCGGTGAAACTTCTCAGGGAAAGACGAGCCTCGCACTTTGTATGACAAGACACGCCATCGAGAACGGAGCAAAGGTTGCTTTCTACTCTATGGAAATGACGAAGGAGCAGCTTACGGCACGTCTGCTTTCTGCCAAGACGAACATCCCGGCCAACAATATCCTCTATTCGGGCAGTCTGGCGCCAAGCGAGATAAGGATGATTGATGATGCTAGAGGCAAGTTGCCCGGAGAGAATTTATTCTTTGATGACAAGAGCACGTCAAATATAGATTCTATCCTTCTTTCCATCCGAATGCTTAAGATGCAGAAGGACATAGACGGAGCCGTAGTTGATTACTTGCAGATTCTTAACGTAAACTCCAGGAGTACGAGTTTCAGCAGGGAGCAGGCTATGGGTGATGCCGCACGAAGATTCAAGAACCTCGCAAAGGAACTGAACATATGGATCATCGCCCTAAGTCAGTTGTCTCGAGATAGCAACTGTCCCGAGCCGAACTTGAACCGACTGCGCGATAGTGGACAGATAGGAGAAGCTGCCGATGTTGTCATCCTAGTCTATCGAGCAGAGTATTACAACAGAGCGTACCCTGCCCCATTTGATAACAAGGACGATTATCCTACTGACGGAACGGCTATGATAGACGTTGCCAAGGGACGTAATATCGGAACGTTCAAATTCTTTATGGGATTCAACAAAAATACGACAAATTTTTTCAAGACGAATTTAATCAACGAAGATGTACAGGTGCCTTTCGAAAAGCCAGAAGAAGCAGATGCACCATTCTGATAATCAGATAGTTATAAAGTACTACGATTTAGTATTTTTAACTAAAATAATCGTTAGCATATTTGCATATATCAGAAAATTTTCGTACCTTTGCATATAGATAAAAGGTAGTACTTTTGACTATTCAGAGCCTATCTTACAAGTTGAACCAATTAAAATTATAAAGATTATGAAGAAGTTAGGATATATTGAAACTAGCAGTTTGACCTCCTCTAAAAAGGAACAGTTGCAGAAACATTTCAGAGAGTGTGCGGTCGTATGCCTTTCGACGGATAAAGTTTTCAGGGCTTTTGGAGAGATTGAGGAAAATCTTAGACCAGACCACAATTTGGGCAATTACAGAGATAATCCATATTTCGACATGCTTCGCAAGCAGTATATGCTGGTCAGATTCATAGAGGAAGAGTACTTCCGTAAGTACGGGAGCAGCTATTGTTCTTTCGAGACCGTGAAAGAATATCTCGATTCAATAGATGATTTGAGGACGCTCGATGAGCACAGTTGCCTCGAAGAAATCGACAAGATGATTTTAACCAGAATGTCGCTTCAGATTAGTAAAATATAAACCAATTAAAATTCATAGAAAGGGAATAATTATGAGAAATTCAAATTTCAATCTTATTAAATCATTGGGCTACGTGGTCGTAGTCGCCAGTATGGCGGCATATTCCACCCAACAAGAGTATTGGAAGAACGTCGAGGACGGTTGCTTGTATGGCCACGTTGGGGACAGCATGGAAGAGTATAAGCTCTTGATGAAGGAGGGCATTATGTAAAGGAGGTACGGTCATGGGGTTAATTGAAGAAATCAGAGCAGCTAGAGTTTCTCAACTCACAGAGGAAAACAAGGAAAAGCTTCTTGCTTATATCAAGAAGTACTTGATGCGATATGATCACGCTTTAATCGGTGGCGCAGCACACTTTTCATATGATTGGAAAATTCCAGCCCCAGATAGCAAGGATTGGTGGAGAGACTGTTATGCTCCATACAAACTCCATCCAGCTATTACGGATTGGCTGACCAGCCTTGGCTTTAAGTGTAGCCGCTATTATAACAGAGGAGGTGTTGACCAGGGAATATGTGTAAGAATATAAACAAGTGTTGTGGCAACTGTGCATTGTTCCTTCACGAGGACATTTATGGATATGGATCTTGTGATTTTTCCGAGAACCCTCATTGTGGGGACAATGCTTGCCAAGCGTATAAATTAAACGAGTTATGAAATACGTAGATTATAAAGCCAAGCAACAAAAGGAGTTCAACAAGCTCCCGATGAAAGCTGCCTTTGGAGACAAACAGTTTGAGGAAATGATGGCTGAGTGGGGACTCTCAACCAGCGAGGAAGACTTAAAGAAGATTTCTTCCTTAGGCTGTGGAGTCTATTTCCTAAAAGAGGATGAGCATTTGTTCATCGAGTTTTCCGAGCGTTCAGTAAAGGAGGACGAGGAGTTCTATTCAAATGATGAGAATTTAAAGGATGCTCTCATCTATGAGTTTGGCAACCATGAATGCGGATATACATGGGAATTTGAGAATGGTATTATCGCATTGGGATTCTCTATCAAAGAGTTTCTTTCGGACGAGCGCAAAGCCAAGGTGTTCACAGAGGCAAGAAAAGAGTATATAGACAAATTGGAGGGCTAGCTATGTTGGTAAAGGAAATGGTACAATACACGAGAACGGCAGACATGGAAGAACTCTATCTGATGCTCAATAATGATTCTGTAGCCTACAACCTTTGGCACGATGCTGCAGAAAAGTACGCCCTGAAGATGGTAAATGGCGAGGCGGTAATGATGGAGAATGTCGCCCATGTGATGATTGCAAGAATCATCCAGTCATGTGACAGACTGATAAACTGGCGCAGAAAGATGATTACTGATGCCCTGGATATTACTAAAGAGCAGAAGGAGATTGTCGCATGGCAGTGGTTCTACAATAGTATGATGGATTTATATACTTATTATAAAGGTAGGCAAAAGTAAGGTTTAACGATTTGGGTATTAAGGACACCCACAAGTTAGATACCTTATTCTTATCTGGCAGCCGGAAAGACGGCAGCCTACCTTTTAAGATATAAATAATATGAAAGATTACGATTACTTATCTCTTATCGTAGAGATTTCCCCGCAGCATCAGAGCTGTTCTGGAGATATTAGGGATTACGAGTATGTTTGCAGACTGGATTGTGTCGGTGACCATAATGAAATATTGGAATTTATGCTTCAATGGGATTATGGAGAAGATACATCAGATACACAAACTGAGTTAGACAAATATGAAGATGTGCTCATCGAGACAGATACACATATACTTGCAAAATGTGAGTCCAGGAACTTCGGCTGGCAAGGTGACGCATTCTTCCTTTATAGAAAGGATAAAAAGAAATGAAAAATATTTATCATATACATCAGTCTTCCAATTCCTATTGGGATAGTCATTGGACAGACACAGATTATTATCTGTGCGATAGCGAGGAGGAATACCAGCAGAAATTGGCTGAATATACCGAGGAGCGTAAGCAGATTGAGAAGGATTTTAAGGAGAATCCAACAGAGGCCAACAAGTATCGTGCATTGTTCTTTCAGCTCAGCAAGGAGCAAAAGGTACATGCTAACGAATATTACTACGCACATGAATGGTGCGGCAAGGAGTTCGATGCTTTCGGTTTCTGCTGGAGTAAGAGGTTGGAGAGAAGTACGCATTACAAGTACTATCTTAAGCCAGGCTCGGTGTGCAACGAGACAAGAAGTTCCGCTGTTGGCAGATTTACAGGATATGGAAGTTAAACTTAATAAGATTGGAGGTGAAACATGTAGAATTAAGTAAAAATCATCGTTAATCAATGGTCGGGATTAAATAACAAAACAATGTTTGATATTCTTTATTTTGCGACAGCTCGGAAAGACGGCACCCGACCTTTAATTTTACACCATTATGAAAAGAAGTGAATTATTTATGGCTTGCGCCAACGAGTACAGTTATTCTTATCCCGAACTGAGGTATAGATGCAATTCTGATTGCGACAACTGTCAGTTATACCTTCGTTACTTAAAAGAAAAGGAGGATTAATCATGGATGAGAACAAAGATATCATCAATGTAAAAAAGTCTAGTATAGAAGCAGACTTCCCTATCGGTCAAAAGCTTTCTATCAATGGCATTAATTGTGTTGTGGCAAAACGAGGGAGTTGTCCAAATTGTATTGTATGTATTCCAAACGTTCATCGCGATGACGTCGAGATAACTTGCGAAGATTTAGCTTGCCTTGCAAGTGAACGTAAAGATAGAACTAGTGTTCATTTTAAAGAGATTTAATTATGAAGGTATATCTGATTTATAAAGAAGATGCCTGGCATACAAAGGGAAGCGGCGAATTGCTTAGAGTAGCCGACAGCCTTCAGAAATGCTACGCAACAGCCGAGGCTAATGGAGCTTCGGAAGAGCAACTTAAAGATTTGCGCAATATCGGGCAGAGCCAATGTAGTGGTAAAAGCTACGAGTTTAACATTGAAACATGGGAGGTAACATAATATGAAATATGACGTTTGTATTCAAGAAACTTTGAGTAAGACAATAACCGTAGAGGCAGAATCAAATACGGATGCTTGCTCCATGATTAGAGAAAAGGTTAAGAATGGTGAGATTGTCCTTTCTGCCGACGATTACACCGGTTGTAGAATTATAACGGCACAGAAAGCGTATGGAAGTGAAGACAACGAAGACTGAGTTCAGAGAACTGCTTAGTGTTCTAGAAAAAGCAGCAGCTTTTATTAATGAAAAATCCACAAGGCCCAAAGACTTTGATTTGGCTAGAAGATTAATAAGGTCAAAGAATTTGCTGGCGAAAAGGAATGGCAGTCTTCAAGGAGAAAGCGGCGATAGTCATTAACGGCATCGTGTACGTAGCGGAACCAATGGATGATTGCGAGGATTGTGCGTTTTGTACGGGCTTGGCACAATGCAGCGTAGATTTCATTTGCATCTCTATGAGAGAAGCATTCCGTAAGGGTTTTAGAGACAAGCCTATAGGTTTCAAAAAATGGAAAGGTTATGAAAGGATCAGAAACATTCAAGAAGATAATCAAGGCATATCTTGACAAGCGTGCAGCAGAGGATGAATTGTTCGCAAAGGATTACGCCAAGCCTGGCAAGAATATCGATGACTGCTGCGACTTTATTATCTCAGAGGTCAAGAAATCCGGAAGACAGGGGTTTGACGATGATGAGATTTATGGAATTGCAATTCACTATTATAATGAAGAAGAAGTTTCATTCACCAAGAATCAGAATTGCACCATTGTTACAAATCTCTCAGACCAGACCAAGGAGAATCTGGAGAAGAAGGCTGAGGAGGAATTCAAGCAAGCCAAAATCATCGAACTCCAGAAGAAGGAGTCCGCTGAGAAGGAGCGCTTGAATAAGAAAGCCGAGGCTCAGAGAAAGAAAGATGCTGAGATTGGTCAGTTGAGTTTGTTTGATTTTTAATATGTGAGTTATGAAGCCAAGAAATAAGACAGAACGTAAAGTTGTAAAACTCTCGGACAGAATTCCGGAGTTATCAGACAAGCAGCGTGAGTGGGCCATCAAGACTTGCATCTCTGAAGATGATGCCTACAAGTATGGTGACAGATTTTCAAGAGGGTGTTTCTATCTAGTATGCACATTCAAGGGATGGCAGGTCCTCAGATACTTTCAGGTAAGAGCGAAGTTCCGGTTCCACAAGATGATTAAGGAGAAGATTTACTTCAAGGAGTGTATGCAGCAATGGTTGAAAGATGGGGAATATGTTTTCCTTGCCAGGCAGCGAACCAGCGGATATATAGAAGATGCTTTTTCTGCTTTCGGAAAGTTGGAAGTAAGAACGCATACTGTATGGAGTTTCTTGGGTGATCCTCGTGATATTGGATTCGATGGAGTATATTACGCTTCAGTCCAAGGCAAGTATAAATATGCTCTCAGAGACTTCGGGGAAAAGATTCTGTGTGACGAAATCTTCCGTTCCGTCAATGCTAACCCATACAATGAAACTCTCATGAGACGTGATATTGATATGTGGAAGGTGTGTAAGTACCATGAAGCTGTCTTCGACAGAGAAAAAATGTCTGCCGTCAAGATTGTTGTCAGACACGGAAAGGCTTCTTATATTTACGATAGCTTGTGGTGGGATATGCTCGACAGTATTATGTATCTTAAGAAAGATGTACGTAACCCTTCTATAGTTTGCCCGGAGAATCTTCGTGAGGCGCACGACAAGTGGCTAAAGGCAGCAGACAACAAGAAAAAGAAAATGGAGGACAGAATGACTAAGCTGCGTCTGATTGCGGAAGAGAAAATGCAACTCAGATATCTGGAGCAAGCTGCTAAAGCCGAAGAGGAGAATAAGAAAAAGGCAGAAGCAATGGCTAATGTATATGTTGACAGAAGAAAGCAGTTCTTTGACATTGACATAAAGGATGGCGCCATAGACATACAGGTTCTTAAGTCCGTCCAGGAGTTCTTTGAAGAGGGCAAGGAAATGGGGCACTGTGTATTTAGGAATGGTTATTACGATGTGAACAGAAAGCCGAACTGCCTCATACTTTCTGCCAAGGTAAACGGGCAGCGTATGGAGACAATCGAGGTAAACTTAGCCGATGTTACCGTTGTTCAATGCCAGGGCCACGGAAACATCAATTCCGCTTTTCACGATACCATTCTGAAGCTTATCAAAGATAATCTGTGGCAGATAGAATCCAGGCTCCCAAACAGGGCTAGTAGAACGGCGTAATTTTTAGTATTTTTGGCTAAAATTTTCGTTTGATATATTTGCATATATCGAGATTTTTTCGTACCTTTGCGTATGAGAAGAGCCTATTTTGCGGTGTTTTTGACTATCCAAGCCGCATATATGCACAATTTTATGTTAAAATATAGTTAATTTTAGATTTTAGATATTTAATCATTAAATATTTTATTAAATTTGCAGCGATGGAATACGATTACAGTAAGCTCAGAGAGTTCATCAAGCGTTGTAAGTGGCAATGGGCCACTTCAATGATAGACGTTCCTCATGAGTACATTCACAGAGACAAGTGCGCATTGACAAACGACGAGTTCTATTACTTCGTCAGCGCACAGCGAGACAATGGAGTCCATGAAAGATGGGGGAAGTATAATTTCCCTTACCTTTACATTGATGGTTACAAGTATTGGACGATGGGTGACCCATTCGAGACTACTTGGATTTTGAACAGACAGAAGGTTTTCAACGAGTTCGACTTCCTGGAGTGGCCGGTACCGCGAATCTATTCGAATCAGGAAATGGACGTGATGGCAAAATCTATCATGTTCACGTTCAAGGACAGAAGATTTTTCGAGGCAGGCATCGGAAACGGAGACTTCGTCGCTTTCACCAAGATAAAGCCGGAAATGTATTATGGAGTTGATCCTAGCAAGAAAGCAATCAAGCAGTTCAGGGAGAAGACCTCTGGTTTTTTCCGAAGATGTTCTACTATTTCTTTTGAGGAGGCGATAAAGAAATGGATGTCGGCAGACAGCGTTGTGGTTGCTCTTTTCGGTACCGCTTCCTACTTCATGCCTCAGTATCTCCGCAAACTGGGCGAGAGTGGTTTGGATTATTGCCTTATGTTCTACAAGGATGACTACACCCCTGCAGAGTTCGAGGAAATGCACCATTTCACCTATGACAGAATGCAGTTGAAATCGATGTTCCCGAATTGTAACATATACAATCACAAGAATTTCGTAACCATTTCAAGTAAAAAAATCACCTGGCAACAGGCAACAGTAGAAAATGAATTATTCCCAGTATGATAAAATAGCAAGTAAGTACGACACTTTGTTTCGTGATGAAATGAGTCTCGTTGAGAACCGTGAGGTGGGGCAAATGCTCCCACCTCTCAGCGGTTCAATCCTAGACATCGGATGTGGTACCGGCTTGCTGACAGAGATTGCAAAAATCGACCCACAGGAATATCTAGGAATTGATCCTAGTAAAGGAATGTTGGAGCAGTTCACTAACAAATACCCAGCCTATAAGGATAGGGTTGTATGTGAGCCTTTCGACGGAAAGAGTTTAGATTGCAGGAATTTCGAGAATATCGTAGCATTGTTCGGTTCCCCATCTTATCTTTCCCGTTATGCCGTTCTGGCAATATCGCAGTGCAAGGCTCGCAAGTTCTTGATGTTCTACAAGGAGAAATATCATCCGGTCACTTATGAGAAGTGTGATGTGGAGTTCAGACATTTTTTCTATTCAAAGAAGGTCTTGTGTAGTCTTTTTGGTGAAGAAAACGTATCAGAGTATCACAATTATTTAATAGTAAATTGCGTATGACATCACAGAAAGGTTTGCGTTATGATGGCAGTATTGATAAATACCCCATCACAGAAGGCGAGATTTACAGTTTAGGCAATGGTAGCAAGATTACCATTGCCGATATTACTTTGGGGCTTCCGGAGTTTTCGAAGAATGCCGATTGCGTATTCATCGACCCGGCAGGAAGTAAAGGCGTCCTCAAAGCGTATTATACTAAGGCGGAGAAGCAATGCCCGGTTGATAATTTTGACGAGTTCGTTGCCCACATCAAGAGGTGCATCGAGCAGATTAACCCGGACAGACTATTCGTCGAGTGCTTCTATCGAAACAAGAACCAATTGGTTCCTATGGTAGAATCGCTGTTTCCTCATGTAAAAATCTACGAGAACACCTATTATCATAAGCCAGATTGCAAGTGCTGGATTATCCAAGGCACCAAGCAGGCAGAAGACTGGGGGCTCCAGGGTATGGATGAATGGGATGCGGTGTTCAAGATTTGTAAGGATGTTCCGTTCAGCTCTATCACAGACTTCTTCATGGGTCAAGGACTTGTTGCCCAAGCAGCCTATGCCGCAGGTAAGGTTTTCTATGGTAGCGATATGAACAGAAACCGTTTGGCTGTAGCCATCAGCAAGATTGCCAAGCGAGGTGGAGAATGGACAGTAACTAAATAATTACGCATATGATTAAACTCTCTCAGATTATCATCCTCAACGTTCCGAAGCGAGAACGTGAGGGCAAATACCTTAAGAAGTTGATAGAGACTAGCACGAAGCCTTATGGCATTCCTGTCAGTATCTCTATGGACCGAGGTAAGGGTCTTTGGGACAATTATTCCCAAGCGTTGACGCAAGAGGTAGCGGAAGGAACCCATCGCATGGTTATTCACGATGACATTACCTTTGACCGCAACATTCTTGCCAAGATTTTACATATTCTCTCTTTTGCTCCCGAAAACAACGTTATCAGTTTCTACAATCCAACAAATGGTGACTATACTGATTGTCACGCAAAGGGTAAGCACGTTATTTCTACAAAGACTAACTTCTGGCTGCAGGCTAGCGTATATCCAAATGACCTAGCCAAGGACTTTGTTGAAACTTCAAACAAGATGACGGATGATCAGACACGTTATGATGATTCGCGCCTTAAGGCATACCTTCAAGCAAAGGGTATCGACCTTTACGCTATCGTTCCCGGTCTGGTTCAGCATTTCGGTGCATACAGAAGCACGTTCAACAATCCAGGCGCCGTAGGTGGCATTCCTCGAAACAGCAAGACCTACGACAACCAGTTTGATGTAGAGTCTGTAGATTGGGAGAGTGAGTTCAAGAATCCTTATTTGGCTAAGTCAAGCAAGGATTGGGTTAAGGAAATCGTAAACAAGGAATTTCTCGATGAATACAAAAAACTCTAAGGAAAATCTAGCCTTGAAATTGGCGAAGGACAATATCGAGGTTGAACAGGTGAAGCCGCTGCATATTGAATACGTCAAGGTTGATGACATTTATCCGAATGACTATAACCCTAATACGCATGATGCAGACAGTTTTGACCTTCTCATCAAATCGTTGCTCTATTTTGGATTTACTCAGCCTATCGTTGTCAACCGCTCGACGATGCAGATTGTGGACGGAGAGAACAGATACCGTGCCGCCTGCGTCATCGGGTATGAGATGGTTCCTGTATGCTTTGTTGATTTCGACGAAGAGAAGTTGAGATATGCAACAATCATGCACAATGCCGCTCGCGGCCACAACAACAATGAAATGATGGGCAGGCTTAAGGATTACCTTGACACCCATTTCAGTAATTCCAGCGACAAGGTATTATTAAACAACAGAAATAAAAAATGATATTTTACAGTGACAAAAACGTTTATGAGGCAGCTCTTGAAAGATTCAGATACATCTTTCGAGAGTTTTACGGTAAGCGTAAGATTGTCGTGACGATGTCGGGAGGAAAGGACTCTACCGTGGTTCTAAACCTTGCGCACGAGGTTATGAAGGAGATGGGAATTGCAAAGATTCCCGTCCTCTTCCTAGACCAAGAGGCAGAGACTCCAATGACTATCGAGTATGTACGATACATCATGCACTTACCGTGGGTTGAGCCGTATTGGATTCAGTCATACTTCCAGGAATGGAATGCCTCAAGGGGAAAATGGTTCAATGTATGGGGACCAGGAGAAGAGTGGATTCGTGAGAAGGAGCCAGATTCTTATGGCGATCTGGAAATCCCTCACAATCAGTATTTCTCCAAGACCCTCGACCAGGTACACAGAATGCTCTTCGGCAAAGACTACCTAACTTTAGGTGGTGTCCGTATCGAGGAGTCGCCGGCACGATTGTCGGGTCTTACTAGAGGTGAGTGCCTTCCAGGTATTACGTGGGGAGGTGGTGGCGGATATTATAAAGACGGCACACCGAGAAGTCTGGTGCTCTACCCTATTTGGGATTGGAAGGTTTATGATGTATGGTATTACATCTTCAGCAACAAGCTTCCGTACTGTAAGCTTTATAACTATCAGTTCACGCAGAAGCCACTCAGAGCGTGCCGAGTAAGTTCCCTCATCCATGAGCAGGCTATCCACGACTTAGGTTTCATTAAGGAAGTGGATCCATGGTTCTACGACAAGTTGGTACGAAGAGTTGCAAACGTCAATACGTCTGTACACGTATTTAACGAAATAGCAACATACTGCTACAATTTGCCACCTTATTTCAAGGATTGGGATGAATACGTTGATTATCTCGCAGACAATCTTTGTGAAGACAAGAAGAATGCGGAGACTATCAAGAAAGGCTACCGTTCTGCCAAGAAGAGGAATGTAGCTAAAGCCGGGCATTGCCAGGAGTGTATTGATTACGTAATACATCAGATTGGTTATACCAGCGCTGTCTGCGTCATTGCGGAAGATTTCGGAATGAAGCGCATTCAGAGCGTAGAGCGTTCTTTGCGTCAGTATTTGAGCGACAATTATGTTAAAATAGAAAAAGCTAATAAGGAATATGAATCTTCAAGAGAACATCAAGAAGGAGTTTGATGCTGCCAAGGATAAGGTGCAGTTTTTGAACGACCTCAGAAAGTATATCAGTTCCTTATCTCCAGAGAAAGTCAACCCTGTAGATTGCGTGCTTTGGGTTGACAAGGATATGGTTGTAGCCAACAACTACAACCCTAACCATGTGGCAGATAAGGAAATGCGTCTTCTCTATACATCCGTGAGGGAAGACGGTTACACAATGCCAATCGTTACCATTTGGGACGAGAAGCTACAGAAGTATGTAATCATCGACGGTTTCCACAGAAACCTCGTTATCCGCAAGTTTGCGGACATCAATGAGCGATGTGGTGGAAAGCTGCCGATTGTAGTTCTAGACAAGGACATCGACCAACGTATGGCATCAACCGTAAGACACAATCGTGCCCGTGGAAGTCACTCTGTCGATGGAATGGTAAACATCGTTTTCAATATGCTCAGAGATGGTGTGTCTGAGCGTGAGATTTGCGAAAAGGTAGGTCTGGAGCAGAAAGAGCTTGTAAAGCTTAAATTTGTTACCGGTTTTGCCAAGATTTTCAAGAACTATAAGTATAATGCGGCTATCGAAAAGGTTGTCGACGAGAGACGCGTAGCAAGAGAGACAGCCAAGAAGGAGGATAAGAAATGAAAGTAAAGGTAGTTAAACTCAGTGAAATCTTTCCTTACTATGACAACCCTCGTGACAACACGAATGCGGTTGAACCTACTAAGGAGAGTATCAAGCGTTTTGGATACGTTAAGCCTATCCTCGTTGATAAGGCAGGTGTAATCATTGCCGGTCACACAAGATATGTGGCTGCTTACCAGTTGGGCATGGAGTTCGTTCCTGTCGTTTACTCGGATATGGACGACGAAAAGGCAAAGAAGTACCGCATCCTCGATAACAAGCTGGCAGAGAAGTCTTCTTTTGATGAAGACCAGCTTTTGGAGGAATTGCGCAACATGGAGGTTCCTACCGATATGCAGGCATTCTTCTTTGAGGATATCAACCAGATGCTCAACTTCTCCCTCGACAGCATCAACCAGCAGGCAGAAGAGTATGGTGGCTTCCAGGATGACTATTCTCAGGTTGATGAGGAGAACTTCGAGGCTCCATCCAATGAAGAGGCTGGCGAAAGCGAGGAAACTTCTTCAGATGAGGAGGAGGAAGACCCTGCAAAGGATTTGTTCGTTCTCAAAGAGCGCGAGGACGGTTCACATTATATGAAGGTCGTTTGTCCATATTGCGGAAATATGGAAACAATAGAAATTGAGGATTAACAGGTATGGAAGAGATTAAGATTAATGACAAGGTAATTGAGTTACCTATTGACAGTATCGTGCCTCATGACGGTTCGCATAAGACTGACGAGACGGCGGTACAGGCAATCATGCAGTCTATCAAGGATTTCGGCATCACTCAGCCTATTTCCGTTGACAAGAACAACGTGATTGTAACCGGTAACGGTGTGTATAAGGCAGCCAAGGCATTGGGAATGGATAAGGTTCCGTGCATCCGTCTTGACTATCTGACTGATGAGCAGATTAAGCAGTATAGAATCGCTGATGACAAGACGTCCGAGTTCGCCACTTGGAACGAGAAGAAACTTCGCAAGGAGCTCTCCTATCTCGGTGATCCTAACAGCATTCAGTTTGCTTTCGATGAGAGCATTGCCGGTATGCTTGGACTCAACGCTAAGCCAAAGGAACAGAAGCCTGCGGCCGCACCTTCAAAGGCTGAGACTAACCATACGGCTAAGAAGGTCGTAACGGAAGCCCAGAAGGACCAAAAGTTCAAGGAGGAAATGAAGGGCGTTGAGGAGAATATCCAGGTCAAGCCTTCTGAGTATTATGAGTATAATTGTTCCGCTTGCGGTAAACTGGTAAAAGTTAAGAAGCCATGACAGATGAATCATCACAGCCGAAAGTAAAGTCTTTCGTACATAGAATCCCCAATCCTGTTGGAAGACCATACAAGATTAAGTCTTCTCAGGAATTATGGGATAAGTTTGTAGCTTACTGTGATGATGTTGAAAATGACCCTTGGCAGCAAAAGACTGGTAGCAACTCCATTGCAGGCGGCAGCGGCAAATCCACAAATTCCATGAGACAAGAGGTAAGGGTTTTCAGAAGAGCCTATACTCTTGTCGGATTTTGTGCTTTCTGTGGCATCGTTCAGAAATGGGCGGATTTCAAGAGAGGTAATCTTAAGAGACCAGGCTTTGAGCAGGTGATAACACAGATTGAGAATGTCGTGATGGCCCAGCAGATTGATGGTGCCATGCTTCATCAGTTTGATTCCAGCATTGTTGCAAGGCTCAACGGATTGGCAGATAAGCATATTCAAGAAGTAACCGGCAAGGATGGCGAGGACTTCAAATTCCCTAAGCTGTCCTTGGATGATATTAAAGAATTACAGAAGATAAATGGACTTTGAGAAACAACGTTTTCTTCATAAGCAGTTAGTGGCATCGTCCCTGCTGCAATTCACTACTAAGATGTTCGCCTATACTGCTCGACGTGAGTATGTAATAGGCGAACATCACAGGATTATATGTGATGCGCTCATGGATGTGATAAGGGGAAAGACTAACAAGCTGATTATCAACATCAGCCCTCGTTATGGAAAGACACTCTTGTGTTCACAGATGTTTATCGCATATGGTCTTGCGCTGAACCCTGCTTCAAAGTTTCTTCATATATCTTATTCCGGAAGTCTCGTCCAGGACAACTCAATGGCAGTCAAGGACACAATAACTTCCACATATTTTCAAACACTATTCCCGAATGTCAAAATCAGAAAGAACGATAACACAAGATCAAAATGGAGCACAACGGCAGGTGGTGGTGAGTATGCTACATCTACCTTGGGTCAGATCACAGGTTTTGGTGCAGGTCAGCCAGACTGGACAGAAGAAGACATAAAGAACATGGATAAGTTCATGGCTACGTTCAACCCCGGTCACTTTTCGGGAGCCATAGTTATCGATGACCCTTTACGACCGGACGATGCTTTGTCCGATAACGTCAGAGAGTCTATCAACAGACGTTTCGAGACAACCATCCGTAACCGTGTAAACTCACGTCATACGCCAATTATCATCGTCATGCAGAGGTTGCACGAGCACGACTTGTGCGGTTACCTTCAAGAGATTGAGCCGAATGAGTGGAAGGTTGTTTCCCTCCCGGTAATACAGACAGACGAGGACGGAAAGGAGCGAGCCTTGTGGCCGTGGAAGCATACGCTGGAGGAGCTGTATAAAATCAAGCATGCCAGCGAGTTCGTATTTGAGACACAGTACATGCAGAACCCTACCCCTATGGAAGGTCTTATGTACCATGCCTTCAGAACATACGATGAGCTGCCGGACAGAAGGTATGCAAGAATGATTGGCAACTACACAGACTCGGCAGATACCGGTTTCGACTTCCTTTGCTCTATATGCTTCGATGCACACGATGACGGCTACTATGTTACCGATGTTCTATACACCAAGCGACCGATGGAATACACGGAACCAGCGCAAGCCAATATGGTTAAGCGCAATCAGACAGACGTGTGTTTCGTTGAAAGCAACAACGGTGGCCGCTCTTATGCCCGCAATGTCGAGCGCATAACAAGGGAACACGGAAACAGAATCACCCAGTTCGTAACGTTCATGCAATCGAAGAACAAACAGATTAGAATCTTCACTCGCTCCAGCGAGGTAAACAATAAACTAGTTTTCCCTTCTAATTGGGAACAGTTGTGGCCGGAGTTCGCCCACGATATGAAATCCTACAGAAAGGAAGGATATAACGCTCACGATGATGCGCCGGACGCTTGTACGGGCATCATAGAGAAGTGCGAGGAGTGGCTTAACAATGCTACCGATGCACAGCTCAGACGTGGCGGTTTCTTGTAATTTCTTTTTTAAACCATGTTAGCTAGGCGTTTGCTCGTGAGAGTAAGCGCCTTAACTGTTTGATTGCCAGTGTATTATAATTTAGTATTTTTAACTAAAATAATCGTTGGTAAATTTGCATATATCAGAAAATTTTCGTACCTTTGCATATAGATAAAAGGTAGTAGTTTTGACTATTCAGAGCCTACCTTATAAGTTGAACCAATTAAAATTATAAAGATTATGAAGAATTTAGTTTATGCTCGCTTCGAGGAAATGACAGTTAATGAAGTTTCAGAGCTTATGAGAATAGCATCAGGAAAGATGGCAATCAAAGTAGCTTCAGTTGCTCCTACATTGTTCCGAGTTTCAGCATATGGCATCTTTGATGGAGACGCAGAGGACTGGGGCTTCGAAAGTGCAGATTGCGGAATGTTCCAGGGAGAAGAGGAGTTCGAGTCAACCAAGAAGTTGTACGAGACCACCATCGCTTAATATAGGAGGAGGAACTGATATGAGTGGTCTTTTTGAGACAAAGCTTCTTAAATACAAGAAGCACATTATCCAGGTTTTTGAGGATATGTTCGGTCAGAGATACGTCTATATCGACGGCAAGACACAGACTTATTCTATTAACAATGCAAAGAGAATGATTAGCCTATGTTGTCAACAGTAATATTCACGGATGGCGCCCAGAAGAATGTGGAGCCATCCAACGGAACGGATTTCTCTCTGGAGGAGTTGAGGGGATTTGTAGGTGGCCACATCGAGTTGGTCCGACTCAGCAAGTCGCAGGTAATGGTAGTTAATGAGGAAGGCAAGGTTTACGACCTTCCTCAGAACGAGAACGCCACGATGCTTGTGAACATAGCAGGGATTAGAGACGTTATAGTAGGTAATGTATTAGTTTGTGACATCAATAAAATCAAGTAATATGGATAAGAATGATTTGATGAAGTACCTTGTAGAAGAGGCAGAGTGTAGTGAGAGTGAAGTAGCTGAAATGACTAACACGGAGTTGCTGGATCATTGGCTGGTGTATAACGGAATTTGCGGTTTCACAGAGGACATCAAGGATGTTATTGAAGCTGCTTTTGATGTAGATTTGGAGGACTAGCCATGTACAAAGAGAATATAGGAACTGACAGATATGGGCGCACGATGCATCTATATCACTCCTGCAACACGGTCTATTGCGACCACGTCAAGAACGATAAGGTTGTCAGGACAAATCAAATTAAGGTAGATAACGACATCATCTTAATGTTCAGTGCTTCGCATACGAGAGGAGCCTACATTTACGATGAGATTCACAGAAGATACGGTAAATGGCTATGAAAAAAAATATCACCATTGAAGTAGAAAGCTCTAGTGTAGAGTGCTACAGTAGCTTCTATACGGACCTGGAGTCTTTCGTCACGCACAGAGTGAATGGTACTCCATTGAGAATTAAAATAACCTCAGATATTAAGTAGCGTATGAAACCAATGTTAGCAACAAGATATTATCCGTCACAGACGAAGTTTCCTTGCTTCGCCCAGCCTAAGTACGATGGAGTTCGTTGCATCCTTCATGAAGGAGAAGACGGAGAGATTCACCTCACATCGAGAGGCGGTAAGGAATACGATGTTCCTCAGATTAAGGCTTGGGGAGAGAAACACCGCGGTATGCTTCCTTTGGATGGGGAGATATACAACCATCAGGAATTGACCTTCCAGCAGATATGTTCTGCCGTCAAGTGCCGTTCTGCCATGACTGACAAGCTACGTATGGTTATCTACGATACACAGATTCAAGGAAGCTTTGCTGCCAGATGGAAAGTTCTGCAGGAGGAGTTTGCTTCCATTGATCCAAACGGACCGGTGTACCTTACGCAGACTTTCGTTGCCCATTCAGAGAAGGACATCAAGCGATGGCACAAGATATTCGTTTCCACCGGTTACGAGGGTGCCATTATCAGAAATGCAGATGGAACCTATACCGAGGGCAGAAGCAATGACCTTATGAAGCTGAAATCGTTCGACACGACGGAGTTCAAGGTGGTCGATGTTTTGGAAGCGGAGGGCAATGATGCAGGTACCGCGATATTCAAACTGAAGTGTGGAGAGTACGAGTTCTGTGCCCGCCCGGTAGGTTCAAGGTCACTCAGAGCTCAATACTTAGCCGATAAGGACGAGTTGATAGGTATGGCGGCGACTGTTCAGCATCAAGGGTATTCTGACGCTGGAGTGCCTAGATTCCCGGTATTGTTGAACGTTAGGGATTACGAGTAATGGCAGCATTAAATATTAACGAGTATTACGGCTGCTTCTCTTGCGAGGCTGCTGATGAGCACGGAAATGGTTGCAGGCACGGTCTGCTGTTCCCGGTACTGCTTGTGATGGGGAACAAGAGAAGCTGCCCAAACTATAAATTCAAGGAGAAATAACTATGGAAGTAAAGGTTAAGATTAAGAGAAATTATGATCCAAAGTCAACTCTTGCGGTTCTCATTAACTATAAGAGAGGGCTGCAGAGATTGGTAAAATTCACATACCCGGATGATTGGGATATCGACAAGCTCGATTTGTACATCAATTCACACAGTGAGTTCAATGTAAGAAATGTGCGCTTTTCAGAGGACATCAGTATGATGCGTATGAAAGATAATCTGGAGAAAATCAAGAAGCTGGGATATCGCGTCATCAGTTTGACACAGACGTATGGGTACATCTTAAGAAAGGATGGTAAGTTCCTGTCGTATAGCCTTGCTAGATACTCCTATGAGGGAGGCATCAATTTTACCTATAATTACAAGCCGTCGAGAAGCCAGGGAATGGGTTCCGTTCAGGGAGACCATGAATTCGGATATCACGAGTTCTCCAATGAAATGATTGACAAGATGATGGACCACCCGAAGCTTTACGGTAAGGTCGAGCACTACAAAGACTTCAATGAGTACTGTCTGCTGAATGCTGGGCGAGAAAAGGCACTCAAAAAAATAATCTGATTTTTTTGGGTTCAACACAATAAAGTACCATATGATGCGTTATTAATCTGACAGACGGATTATTAACTAAAGCTTAGCTACCGGCATGACGGGCGCATCATATGGGAAATAGAAAATTTGTTCCACAGGTAGGAAACCATCTTGGAACTATCTCGAACATTTTAGCTGTTGTTTCATTTATAGCCATAATAGGTTCAATTATAACTTGGATAAACGCCTTGAATACTTCTGGCGGTTATGGATATGAAAGTTCAAGTATTAGTGGCGTACAGGCATTTGGCTACGTTATTGACTCATTGCTTTGCCTGGTAGGTTCTTTTGTACTCAGAGGATTCTCGTTTATCGTGAAAGCAGCTGTACGCTATCTTGATGAGAAAGGTGAGTTTGATGAAAAGTAGAATGTAATTGCTATGTCATCAAAGCTTATAGTAGATCAAAAGAACGTAAAGTATCTTTTTCAAGATAAAAAAGCTACGTTCTTGATTCCTGATTATCAGCGTCCGTATGCTTGGGGAGAAGACGAATGTAAGGTCTTATGGGAAGACTTATTTTCCTTTTCATTCCCGAACAACAACTGCGACAGCTTCGATTCTTCAGAGAGTTACTTTCTCGGTCCTATAGTAACATTCCGTAATGACGAAGGGAAACTTGAAATCATTGACGGTCAGCAGCGTCTTACGACCTTGCTTCTCTTACTGCGAGCTTTCTACAATCGCCTGGAGCACATGAAAGACAATCGTTCAATCAAGATGCGAGAGGACATAGAAAAGTGCATTTGGAGAGCAAATGAGTTCGGAGAGTATGATCCAAACGACTTGAAGATAAATTCGGAGGTTGCAACTGATAACGACAAGGAAGAGTTTATGGATATACTCCGGAAAGGAACATCAGAAGGAAAAAGTCGGTATGCGACCAACTTCAGATACTTTCAAGACAAGATAGGAAAATTCATTGAAGAATACCCTTCTTTCTTTGCACTATATCCAGCTCGCATACTCAATAACTGCGTACTACTTCCGATAGAGGCTGAGTCGCAAGATACTGCTCTTAGGATATTCTCGACGCTTAATGATAGAGGTAAGCCATTGTCTGACTCAGACATCTTCAAGGCACAGCTCTATAAGTTTTACTCATCCATCGGAAAGAAGGAAGAGTTTATCGCTACGTGGAAAGAGCTTGACGAACTCGTTACTCAAATATTCCACCCATATCGTGGAACACCTTTGGATGAGTTGTTTACACGCTATATGTACTACGAGAGGGCATTGCTGACTAATCGTAGTTCTATGACAGAAGGACTTCGTAAGTTCTATGAGAAAGATGGATATGTTCTACTTCGACGAGAACAGACTTTAGAGAATCTAGTCTTGCTTGCGGACTTCTGGAAAGATGTATATTCTCAGAACGAAGACCGTTTTTCCGTGGATGTACTAAAGCGCTTGTTTGTATTGAATTATGCGCCTAACAGTTTATGGACTTATATTGTATCGGTATATTTCATGCACTATAAGAATGCTGAGAATATGCTAGACAACGAGAAGTTCTATCTGTTCTTGAATCGTTTGATAGGCTTTATCTGGGCATACGCTATCAGTAACCCAGGAATAACAGCCTTGCGAGCACCAGTATTCAATGAGATGGTGAATATCATAGAGAACAAAGAGATTACTTTCGAGAACTATCTATTCCAAGAGGAATTATTCCGTTCGCAATTCACCAACTTCAGTTTTTCAAACACTCGTGCGATTACGAAGTCGATGATTGTGTGGTGGGCATTCTCTTTCGATAGCCAGGAATTGCTTCCTCTTGACGCAACATATGATATTGAACACATCTTCCCAAGGAACAGACAAGTCAAGGAAGGTGGATTGTCGAGTGACGAGGTTCTTGAAATGTTGGGAAACAAATCGGTATTGGAGCGAAGAGTTAATATTCGAGCATCCGATTACAGATTTGCTGACAAGATTAAGTATTATAATGGTGAGTTCAAATCCACAGGCGAGAGGATTGGAACTAAGATACAGGAATTACTAATGCTGTCACAGACGTTGACAGATTTTACAGAAACGGATATTAGAGAGCGCACGTCAAGAATGCTTGATAAGTTTATCGCTTATCTCAAATCTAACTCTCTGATTTCCAACAGACAGAACTTGTAATTCAAACCTGGGATTTAATCTTAGTCTTCGAGACTTACAAGGTATCAAATAAACCAGCGAGGGCTTGAATCAATTAAATTTCGAAAAAGATTTGGATTTTCCAAAATAAAATATTACCTTTGCAGCGGTAAAGGAGAAAGATAAATAGGGATTGGATAGACCTCTCACACGTCGGTCTTCGGATGCAGACTTCGGGAGGGTTTCCAATCCCTTGTTTTCAGTTTAGTAATCTCATAGTATAAAGGATATTTTCACTTGTAAGTTTAGCCTTACATTCTATTCGTTTTCCTTGATAAGTAGCATGGAATACTTTGAACTGAAAATCATGATGGTTACCTTCCTCAATCCTGTCAAATGTTGTTGTAGGAAACCATTCGTTTACATCGGCTGCAATTTGTATTGTTTCGCTAAGTCTTCTATTTCTAATATTCTTTGCCATCGTTTCTGAAAAGAAATTTCGTCCTACCACAAATTCCTCATTATTATTATTGAGATAAAGTCTTCTAGCCGTTTGACCGTCTGGTAGCTCTACCTCTCTAAATTTTGTTTGCATTGTCTCATTAATGAATTCTCGAAGTCTTGCCCTCACCTCTGGTGAGTTCTGTGCAGCTATTTGAACTTGCCTTTGTGACCTTTCTGAGCGAGCGTATTGGGTGATATAGGATGATTGCTTCACCTTATCTTTATTATCATTTACCCAATTTGTGAAGTTCTTAGGCATAGCATTGCTTGGTTGTTTACCGCTCCAATACTCCTTTTCGCTCATAATTACCGGGATGGCATAGCACATACAATTCACGTGCCAACCAACCCAAGGAAAATAACTCGGATAGACACCTGCAAGCAAATCACACATATCATGCTTATGGCTAGGATTGTTGGTTGTCTTTATCTCCTTGCCTTTAATATAGTCCATCCTAGCCCATCTTTCCTGCTCGGCAGAACGGTAGGCCATGTTTATCTCGTTACGTGCAAGGCGAACGCTTCTGTACTCGCAGTTCTGAATGGTTATGGCTTTGCCGTATTTCTTCTTATAGTCTTTGGCAAGTGATGGATAATCATTAAGGTACTTGCTGACCTTCTTGCTGAGTTTAACAGCACTCATACCCTTCTCTATGCCGACAGACAGAGATTTCTCCAGAGCCTCCTTTACATCAGCTCTCTGGTTCCATATTCTTTCTGAAAGACCTAGACCTTTAATCTTTCTCTCCATGAAAGCCTTCTTTGCCGCGTTGTTGTGCTCAAAGTAAGCTTTCTGCTTTGCGTCCGCTATCTTCCTAGTAAAGGTGCCGATTACCCTTTTGGCAAGTAGGTCCTGCAGGGTGTTACTATTCTTCCATTCGTCCGATATGCCATTATAGACCAAGGCCTGCATATTGTTTGAATAGTAATCCAACAAGGCGTTCACCTTCTTTTCTGTTCTAGGGTAATCATCAAAAGAGAACTCGCCATCCCCATCGAAGTCGGTGGAGGTGGCGATTTTAGCGGACTCCTTGGCAAGAGTCTCATAGATGGAAATGATTTTCCTGGTATAAGCGTTCAGTCTCTTGCCAAGGTTTTTATATGCCTTTTTCTGATTAGGCAGTTTTGGCTTTTTCATACAATTTCATTTTAAAGTGTTTGCAGCAATCCCAGTTGAGAAGAACGCTCCATTCTTGATATGGGCATTTGGCTAGGATAGGCTGACCTTTAAGGCTCATACTATGAAAGTCAGTAGCATGAGCACATTCACGGCAGAAGTGCCGTTTCTCTTCTTCCTTCTTCTTTCTCATAGCTATTCCTCCGAGAATAAGTTAGGCATAGAAGCTGCTGTTCTTGTGGCCTCTACTTCCTCTTCTCCTTGAATCTCGTTGAAAGTCTTGTCAGGATCATCGGAAAGACCGGCACGCTGGATAGATTCCTTCTGGCTGACGAGAGGTTTATTGCCGTTAGCCTTAAGCCACTTGTCAATCTGAGTATTCTCATCCTCCTGGATGAATGGAGTGATAATGTGCTCTACAGTAATTTCATCCATTCTAGCTGCCCACTTCGTGTTCATCTTGGAAAGGAACGCTTTTATAACGTTGGTTTCTCTCTCGAAGCCTTCAATCCAGGCACCAGTCTCCTCTCCTATCTTAAGATGGGCATCCATGAGGAGTGTCTTTCTTGAATCGTAGCCGATATTGCCAAGGCTCTTCATATTCTCGAAACTGATGTCCGGCATCTGAGACTGCATGAAGAAAAGCTTGACGAGAGTGTCAACGTGATACTTAAGAGCCTCGATAGCCTGCTGCCAAGACACGTAGCTAACATCGCCATCTTCGCTGACTCTATACACCCTCTTACTCTCTCCCTTTCGCTCCATTCCAACGATGGCACCGGCAATCTTCAAGACAGGAGCGGAATTGTATGCCACAACATCGCTGTTTCGGGAAATGGTGTACTCGATATTCTCACGGATAGGTTTCAATCCTTCCCAGCATGGCTTGTGCCGGTACCAGAACACGGCTGGAATCTTGTCGATAGAAATTTCATTTTCATCCACCAAATTCCATCCGGACTCTTCATCGTCTGAAGACAGGTCCCACTTGTAATGATGGTCTGCCGTATAGGTCTCGAAGAAGGTGTGCTCTGTGTCAGTAACCTTACGCTTATACTCGAATGACAGAGCAAGCAAGTCGTCATACTCGTCAAAGTAAGGATAGATGTCAACTCCGTCCATTGGAGAGAATGTCTTGCATTTCAGTTTGTACTGACTGTCGAAGCCGTAGAGCTTGTTAGACTTCTTCTGCGTGTACCAAAGCGTGAACATCTGACAAGAGGCGTAATAGCACTTTGCTCTGTGCATGTTCACGGCATCAATGTGTGCACAGGTGTAGATTTTCTCGATGGCACGTACAATCGTCTTCAGTTCCTCGTCAGCCTGATCATACGTATATACACGCTTGACCGGTATAGCCATTGTGAACTCAGAGATTCTTCTAGTAAGAAGTTTCTCCAATCCGATAGGTAATCTAGCCGCTTTTTCTACTATTCCGTCATCAAGTGTTCTGTCCTGTCTTCCCACGTGGTCTTCTACGATTTCATGGAGCATAGGCTCATACTCAGATAACAGGGTACTCCAAAGTGGAATATCCAGCACGCGTTGTTTCAGATCTCCTATGATGCTGCCAACGTCATTTCTTTTAAAAAGTTCATTAAAGTCTATCATAATCTTCTAACTTTTGATTTGGCAAAATTACAGATATATTCGCATATATTTAACGTATTTAGTATTTTTAACTAAAAAGTCGTTGGTAAATTTGCATATATCAGAAAATTTTCGTACCTTTGCATATAGATAAGAGGTAGTACTTTTGGATATACAGGAGCTACCTTATAAGTTGAACCAATTAAAATTATAAAGATTATGAACAATTCAGTTGAAACAAAGAAGGCAGAGGTTAGAAAGAACATCGAGTATATGTTTGATTCAGCCACAAAGAAGGTTAAGAACATCATTTCAGTTTGCCCTGATTGGGAAGTAGAGGGTATTGACTTAGGCTATAAGTCACTTGTCGTCCACTTGAACTTGAAAGGAGTTGAAAGAGACAGAGACCTGGTGATTCGCTATCAAGCTAAAGTTGGTAATATCCAGGAAGAGTCTTTTAACACCAATATTGCATGCTGCGGAAGCTTTGATCTTCTGGATGCAAACGACAACCTTAAGTACTACGCAGCGGTTGGCGACATCCTCAACCATAAAGATATGCTTTCCCTCTTGAAAGAGACTATGGTTTACTTCACAAATAAAATTATTGAGTTGCGTAAAGAATATGATAAATTAGACAAGGAGGATTAGTTATGACAAAGCAAGAAGAAATTGATATTCTACAGTCCTTGAAGGGCGATACCTATTTCGCTCAGTTCTTCGGTAGCAAGGACATTGATCAGATGTGCCAGAACATCAGTAACGATTTCGCCATTGAGGGCGGATGCGGATTTAATCAGAAAGCAGAAGCTTTAGAGCGAATTAACGCAGACCTTAAAAAGGAGATTCAACAGAAAATCTATGATTTAGGAATGGAACTTATCAAGGACTTAGATAAGGGATTTGATGAGGATGCCATCTATCAGTTGGTTGAAGGCGAGGTAGGAGTAGATGCCATCATCAAGTTTAAGCGTAAGAACGATTTGGAGCTTACGGATAAGGAGATAGATTATTTGGTATCTAAACTTCCATGATTATGAAGCATATATGTAGTAATTGCATAGCTTCCGAGATATGCTATAGTGAAGGCAAGAAGCCTAATGACACTTGCCTTCACTGGGAATGGAGATATTCCGGTTTGTGGTTTAACAAATAAAAGTAAGACAATGGGAAAAGAGAAAGTTACAGCAAACGATTTGAAGGTTGTCCTCTCTCAGAAGGGAATAACATCAGATGTGAAGCAGGAAAGATTTATTCAACGCCTGCAGGTTAACGGATGCTTGATAGCAATGGTGTCTGATGTATTGGACCAACTCATAAGGGATGAGCAGTCTATGCTCAAATTACTTGATGTTCAATACAAGAGCGAGCAGAAGATGCACTACAATCAAATGCAGGATGCAGCCAAGAAGTACTATTTCCACTTGAAGCCCTTCACTAAGAGTTTCTTCGATGACGAGAACATTTGCGCCAACCTGGAGGATAACGCAAATGAAATCTATGAAATCATCAAACTTCTTGCGGACCACACTAACGACCACAAGGATATGGAAGTGATTAAGAGAAACCTCAGAAAGAGAAAGTTGAACCATCATATTTTCGATTAAGATTATGGCAGTATATAAAGCAAACGTAGATTTATCAGACTTATTTCACGATATGTCTGTCAATTATCAGAAAAGCTTCCTCGTTGAAGAGTTCAGTTCCCTTCCAATAAATCAGCAGATAGAGGTAGTAAGCGAAATGCTGGAGAGCCTTAATGGCGATCAGACAGCTAAAGTTATTGAAGACGCTTTTGACAACTTGCATGAGCAAGCCCAGGAGCACGTAATCAACTATGTGAAAGGGTAAGGACATGATGTTGGGACAAATGATTACTCGCAGATGTCTGCTTACTCTGGATGGGGGGGCAAAGATTCAAGCCATCCTTACCATCCCTAAGCCGACAAAGCCCATCTTCCCAAAGGAAATGGAGCGTCAGTTTATTAAGAGTTTTAATGAATCGCAGCCAAATATGGTTCATAAGGTTATCAAATGTCATATAATGAGAAATTAAGCGTATGGAAGATTTACCTATTGGAGCAGAAGTCGTCTTGAAGGTGGTTGAAGCGGAGAATTGTGATGGTTGCTTCTTCGATGAACTAACTTGCAACATGTATGATAACATTTGCAAACGCATCAAGTGCGATAGGCTAGAGAGAAAAGATAGAAAGAATGTTCTATTCAAAAGAGTAAAGTAATATGGAAGAAAAAATTAATGTAGCGGCTATCCTAAAAGACAAGTCGCAAGGAACTAAGTTATATGACTTGTTATATAATATAGATGTAGAGTTAGATACCATCAGTACTACAGATACAGAAACAGTAGTTTGGTGTACGAATGAGACTGATAATAATACTACTTGCCATCGTGGCTATTCCGAATTTGGTACTGTGAGAGGATGTTCTGATGGTTTACGGATTCTCCTTCCTTCAAAAGAAATGCGTAACTGGGGCAAGTTCGCCTGGAAGAAGGGCGATGTGCTGGTTAATAAAGATGGGGATGTACATATTATATTTGAAAGATTTGCCGATGATACATATTGCTCTTTCGTAGGGAAATATTATCTTTGGAAAGAGAATAATGATACAGAACAGTTCTGTAAAAATGAACGATTGCTAACTTCTGATTTCCAAAAAGCAGGTAAAGATGATGCTCAGACCTACATCAATACCATAGAGGAAAGATTGGATGGTAAGCTCAATCGCGAGACACTTGAAGTAGAGAAGCCGAAGAAACCAGCATTTGAGTTGGGCAACCTTTACGTCTTCAATGAGGAAGACGAGGACGGAGAGCTGACCATCATCGGCAAGCTCATCGGCAAGAACGAGAGCGAGGACACGCTGACATTCGGAAACCAGTACGAAATCGAGAACGAGAAGTTCGTTACCGACCAAACCTTCGACCTGCGTATCAGCGTACACGAGGAATTGCGAGAAGCAACAGAGGGCGAAGCCATCACGTTCCAAGAGGCTTGCACCCTATGGGAGAAGAGCAAGAAGCAGGGCAAGGATCAGCCACCATTCAAGACTTTCGACAAGGTGCTGGTAAGGTGTGGAAAGAAAAGTAAGTGGTTACCAGCTTTCTTTATTCGTGTCCATGAAGGGTTTCCCGATTGGAAATGCTCCGTCTTTCTTATCTGTAGCGGAAAAGTATCGTATTTCTCCGACTGCATCCCATTCGAGGGCAATGAGCAATTACTTGGTACAACTAAAGATGTGGAGGGCTAGGTATGAAGGTAATCAAAAGCAAGAATGTTCAGAACTATGTTATGAACGATATGGTGTGGAAGGTTGATTTGCCAATGCTCTTGAAAGAGATATCTGAGTGTTCAAAAAGCACTCCTTATACTATGACTTTTACGATTTTGACACGTGTACTTGGAATACTCGCAGAAAGGGCTATTGAGATTAATGACCCTGCACTAAACATCATTATGATGAACCTCGGACTTTACGAAGGAGTGCATGATAAGAACGCAGGTGAGGTTATATCTAGATTACGCAAGTTGATTACTTGTAACAAATAACGTGGAGGGCTAATTATGGCAACATCAAGAAAGAAACAATTATGGTATCTTTGGATAGCAAGAGATGAACGTCAACAACATCCAAAATATCATGACGAATTGGAGCTACATGGTAAGCTCCATGTATTTTACGATTCACCAATATTAAAAAATGGCAAATGGACATTGGCAAGACAATTAGGCGGAGAGATACCTTCTTATATGTTTCCTGAGTTAAAGGAATGCTGTTGCCAGAAATTCATAGGCATGATTGGTGATATGGAAAATAAGCTTCCAAAAGTAATTGAGTTTATTAATACAGACAATAGAAAGGAGTAAGATATGGGCAAATATGCTGTATATGATTCTCACGAAAGAGAATATCCTTTTTCATCAGATTCTTATGAAGAGTGTGAGAAATGGATTGAAGAACATGGTAATGATATTGATATGTGTGTAATTCCATAGGAGGCAAACAATGAAAGAAATTAAAGTAGGCGAAAGAGTAACTATTATTCTTGAAGCTGTTGAACATGTCACTTGTGAAGGATGCTTCTTTAAAGGAGTGCTTGGCTATTGTGGCGCAGCTCCACTTGGATTGAAGTGTCTTCCTGAATATCGTTCAGACAAAAAGAATGTAATCTTTAAAGAAATTAAGGAGTAAAGCGTATGAGCAGAAAATTAATGAATTTGGCTTTGATGTATACTGCTATCACGCCTTATGCTAGTGAGTATCCGTTTGGAAGCCCAAGTCCCAGACTTGACGCACCAAGTGGCAATATTCCTTCTGATAAACAGAAGTGTCAGCCAAAAGCACAACATGAGTTCACTATCAAAGGTGTTAAGATTATGGCAGCTTCTAAGAAAGATGCTATCAAGAAGTATAATCATCGTAAAAAGTAAAGTGTATGAATAAGTTATATATTCCAGGAGATTTGGTAATGGTAAAGAAGTCAGCACTTCGATTTGCTAAAGATAAAATATTTAAAGTAATATCTTCATTGAGTGGTGGCTTTGTTAAGGTAGTCATGTTAAATGATAGTAGTACAACATACTCTATTAGCAATAATGAAGTTCGTCCAATACCTCTTACTTCTGAGATTCTAGAGAAGAATGGATGGGATAGAGAAGAAAAAGACGGAAGTGTATTTTCTTTATCAGAAGCATTTATGGGAGGTGATGAAGATGATGAAGATAACTATACCTGTTTTCAACTTTATTATCAAAATAAGACGGATGGTTGGGTTATAGATATGCGTGGAGAGCCATTAAAATTTGAGATTCATTATATCCATGAACTCCAGCATCTTTTCTTTGGTCTTGGTATTAATCACGAAATGGATGTGTAGGTATGGAAGTAGTAAAAATAACTAAGAAAATCTACAAAGCGATAGGGTGTGAAGAAGGACACTTCTTTGGGACGTTTGCTCATTTTAAAGAGTTGCGTGAGAGGTCTAATTTGTCAGTATAAAAGACTTGCTTTTGCTGTGGGCACAAATTCCAGCCAGAAGATTTTATATCTTTAGCGTGTTTTGACAAAGGCATGGGAAACAAATTTCTTTGCCAAAAGTGTAAGGATATAGCATTAAAAGATTTAGGTGATAAAAATATTTTTTTACATTAATTTATAACGTCTTCGTACATAATTTTAAAAGATATAACAAAAGAAGAATTAAAAGTAAAGGTTGACAAACAACTAAGCATTATCAATGATGCTAACGATGAGATTTGTTCTTACGTAAATAATTACATCGAAAGTCTTCCATACAAGGTTGGCGACAAGGTTAGCTGCTCTAGATGTGATGTTTGTTGGATTGCAAGCATCATTCCAGTACGAAATTACGCAAGATATTCTGGCATGATTGAGGTAAGAATCAACCCTGCTAAGAAAGATGGCACTCGCTCCAATAGAGAGTTTGTACTATGGGGTATGGAAATTGATAGTATCAAGAAGATTGATTAACCATCCGCAAGGATATAAATAGATAGAAATATGGTAGTATTATTAACAATTTTAGGAACAATCTTTTTGATAGTTAGTGCAATATTTTGGTCAGCAACACCGAAGTTGAGAACAGTGGATATTGTAATTGCATCAGTTGCAGCAATACTTATGACATTATGCTATGTAGGTTCTGTGCTTGCACAATATATGATAGAATTTACGAAATAATTAACTAACCATCCTTTATGGGATATAAATATAAGTAATATGGAAGATTTTCAGAAAAGAATGCTCGATGAGCATAGTGAGTTAAAAGACCGTTGGACAAAGCTGAATGCAGCTTTAGCTAAAGATGGTTTCCGTGAAAAAGTTGGAGACTATCAGTTTAAATTGATGAAAGAGCAGTCATTGGGTATGAAAAAGTACTATCTCGCTTTAACTGCTCGTTTGACAGATATGGGTTTATTGAATGCTGGCGCAATGCCCGAGAAGTAACTAACCACCCTCTCCTGTAAAAGGGAGAGGGTAAAAAGAAAAGAATATGAGATTAAGTGAATATAAAGCAGGTACTATCTTAGTTGCTAGTGATGGTAAAGTGTTTATCCATGATGGCTTTGTTAACGCTGATGGATATGGTGTGATAATTGGTGAGGATTCTGATGGAATGATTCAGAAATCCAATGGTATTGGTAATTGGATGAAGTGTCACATTAAAGGTGTTGCGACAAAAGAACAGATTCGTGGGTTCTTTGCCAAGGTTCGTAAAACACAGAAAATTATCAATTACTAAGGAGGGTAAAAAAAAGAAGAGAATATGGATTTAGTAATTACAATATTAGGTTGGATTGCATTAGGTGTTATATCTGCTTATCTGTTAGCAATAATAGGTAAAATAATCTTTGATGCTGCAACCGCTGATTATAAGTTATACAAGCATGTAAGATTGTGTCGCAAAAGATTGCTAAGACAGCGATATGAAGATTACGCTTGGCTGTTACTACAGTTAGAGAAAGATACGGAAGTTTTCAATCTTACTCATAATACAAGAGATTGGACTTTTGAAGATTGGAGAGAATTTTATCTTAAAAAAGCTAAGGAGGATAAGCAATGACTATAACAATACCAATGTGGCTACTATATGTCGTAGGAGGCATTGTAGCAATCGTATTATTATTTTGTTCGTATGTTGGAATAATTTTTCTGTGGGATTTTTATGACCCTTTAAAAAAATTTAGAAAATGAGCAAAGATAAAGCAATAGTTCACATTAATAATGTTTCCAAGATGATTGGCTCAAAAAGAATAAAATTAAGTGAAGGCACTACAATTCATATTCAAAACGAGTTAGTCTTGGCACTTAAAGAGTTGGAGGATTGATATGACAATAGAAAAACTTATTCAGAAGGCTTATGAGTTCGAGAAAAAGAACAAAAGTTTCACTTGGAAGCCTAAAGATTTCACTGATGATATGAGCGAAAGTAGTACTATTGATGAGCTTGTGTCAGAAGGAGATAATATGTATGATGCTTTGAAAGAAGCGGTTGAGTTAGAATATAAAGACGCAGTGAATGGATAGTTATGGCATGGTTATGTGTTAATAGTTTTTATTCACGAAAGTAAAATAGATTATGAAAATAGAAATCAAAAGAGTAACGGACTGGCAGCGTGTAGTGGATGCTGCTCGGTTCACACAAGGCAATGAACCGCTGGGGCATGAGCCTAGCGATGAGTTCAAGAAACAGATGATTCTCAGCGAGCATTCACCGCTCAGAGAATTGGAGTTCGATATTAAGATGTATGGCATACCATATTGGGTGAGCAACCATTTTGTTCGCCATGTTCATGCTCAACCATTCGTTTCCACATCTAGACCAGATATTACTGGCTCAAAGGTATCACGTCACGATATGCGTCAGGATGATTTTGTCAACTTGCAGCTATCTCTCAACGCTCAGGAAATTATCAATATCTCGAAGCTGAGACTCTGTAACAAGGCATCCTACGAGACAAGAAAGATATGGATGCAAGTGATTGAAGAGTTGAGGAAAATCGAACCACGTCTTGCTGTTGCTTGTGTCCCACAATGTATCTATAGAGGATTCTGTCCTGAACCAAAATCATGTGGAAAGACACAAACAAATGTTTTTCCTATTTATAGAGAAAACTACAAACATTTATTTTTAATCGGTGAACGTATAAAATTAGACTATGAAATATCCAAAATATATCGTTAACGAATTTGTCGGTGGGCACTTCGAGTACACCACTCCCTGCCCATTCGGCATATACGGCAAGTACACCAACGAAATACTATATGTAGGTAGCCTTGCTTGCCAGCGATGCGAACACTTCCGAGGTATCAACAAAGAAGATGGTATCGTATCTTGTGGAATCGAATAGTTTTAAGAGTGCAGCCTATCTGCATTCTTCTTAATAATTAATCAAATTTTATATATGAATACAAAGAAAATCTCAATCATTCAGCGTATCAAGGAGAAGTTCCTTGGTAAGCAGTTCTTTATTGCAGTAATCGCCAACAAGGGAACCAGTTCCTACTTCGTCAACTCTACCATCTACCGCTCAGAGAAGGAGGTAAAGGCTTACAAGAAGTACATCACCACAGACGAGCGGATGAAACAGAGCTTCGATTTCGTAGGCTATTATGGTTTCCGTTCAAAGTTCGACTTCCGCATTCCTCTTAGCGGAAAGCCAGTATCAGTTGAAGAGGCAAAGAAACTGGCAGAGAAGTAGTATGGGAAAGTTGATAGACCTTACTGGACAGCGTTTCGGCAGATTACTCGTCTGCCGAAAATCTGATAAAGAGAACCACCAGCATGGTGCGTTCTGGATATGCAAATGTGATTGTGGCAGGGGTTGCACGGTTCTAGGTTCTGCTCTTCGTGACGGACGAACCAAATCATGTGGCTGTTACCGCTCTGAGCGAGCATCTGCCATCATCACCAAGTATGGCAACCGCAAGGGTAGACCCAAGCGGAAAGACAAAGTTAACGGATAATATCCATTTTATCACTTTTCATATTATATTTGCAACATGAAATTCAAGTATTTAATAGATAAAATCAATGGCTTTAGACACCGCAACGATTTTGTGGTACTGGACGGAAGAGCCAACTCGGTCACGCTCTCCAAGGGCATCTATGACCACATCATGCAGAAGGAGCGAACAGACAATTCCATCTTCGTGTTCAGGTTATCTGACAGAGGTACATACGGATTCTGCATGCGTGAAGACTGGGAAGAACTTCGAAAAGCCAACACCGCCTTCGCTCAGCTTCAATTCAACCAGAAGTATAAGAAGGTAGGTTTCAGAAGTGACTACCCTTCCATCACAGCCATCCTTGATGAGTACAACCTTCCTCTCAACAGAATGGTTCGCCTTACTTGCATCCCACGCAAGTCAGCCAAAGGCGAACCTTATTACGAAATCATGCGACCAAACTTAAATTCGAGCACATGGCAACAAGACAAGAAGTAATACTCAAAGGGCTTACCCACTCTCCATCCGACTACGATTGTCAGGATGGTGAGTTGGCAACCTGCCTCAACCTCATCAACGAGGATGGAGCACTCCACCCTATTCAGCAGCCAGTAGTAGCCGAGCAGAACATCACGCTGGATGCAGGAGATACCATCGAACTGGTGCATAAGGTAACACACGATGAAGCGACTCACTCCCACTACATCATCCGTAAATCAGATGATACTTGGTACTGGATGGAAAAAGGTGGAGACGGAACCAAGAACCCTATCGACTTGAACGGATTCCACGTTAATGCAGTCACAGCAGTAGGAAATATAGTTAATTTTGTTGGAGAAATATCTATCAAATACTTATATTGGATTGACGATAATTATCAGCTATTTGATAGATATAACTTTAACTATGGAATCAAAATCGATTTTAAAGAATTTGATTATCAAGGTGGTTCAGCAGAAATCTCGCTAGGTGATGAATTTTGGGACTATGTTACTTATGAAAGCAGTTCTTCTGGTAGAAAGATAACTGGAATGAATGTAAACCAAGTCTCAAAAGTTTTCAACATGTTTGACGCTGTAATAAATAAGACTTTGTCCGACAAAGGAAAACAATGGCAAAAATATTTTGTGTTTGGAGTAGCAGCCATCAGATTATACGATGGTACATACTACAGCATTTCCAATATTTTTAAACTTGACTGGAGTAGTTCAACTTTAGCTTCTGTTAGTGTTGACCCTTATAACAAGAGATTTTGGTCGATTGGACCAGCAATAGCAACTTGGACTATTAGCGCAAACATAGATAACCTTGATAAAATATCAAACCTTATACAAGGAATTGATATTTTTTTAAGCAAAGCCGAATCATTCGTTAATTTAGAATCAGCAGCAACCAAATACGTTGTACCTGAACTAAATGATAAAGACCAAGGTGAAATGTTTTTCACAATGATGTCAGGAAAGGAAGCAGCCAATGCTATAGATTCCCTATCATTCTATCATTCACTATTTATCAGTAAAGACGAAATTGGCAAAGAGCTTCAACTTAAAAGAGTTGAGGGAACGGAAGAGTCTTTATCTTTGGCTAACCTATACCGTTCTGATTTAGGAGGTAAATGTGCGATTACATACAATAATAGACTTCATGTGGGAAACGTAAAAGAAGGATATAATGTTGATTTAATAAGTAACATCACTCCTAAATTAGCAAACTTGCCAAACGATGCACAATTAAACACAGAGGGAATAGTTCGACTGAAAGCGTCTAACAAAGAATTTTGGTGCAAGGTTGATGATTTAGGTGCAAGACTATATTACTTTGTATGTGTGCCAATCTTAAATGTATCTGAAATCACATTCTACAAAAAGACTGGAACTTCTGTGTTTGAGAAATCTACGGTTAACTTGCATTCTTCCGAAACTACAGCATTCTCTTTTTACGTAGCAGGAGAAGGAAAGGAAAACGTACCGCAATTTGCTTTGCCATGGGAAAAATCTTCAGAAGAGGAATGGAATAATATTGTCAGCAAATACGAAAACTATAAAACAAATACAAATGCACTTCCATATTCTTCTGTTGTAAAAGTAAGCGAAGCTGAGAATCCTCTAATCTTCCCTACAAAGAATAGTGTTCAGGTTGGTTCTTCTATCATAAACGCACTTGCCGCTAACACTAGACCAATAAGCGAAGGTCAGTTTGGTGATGCACCACTCTACGCTTTTACCGATGAAGGTGTATGGGTGTTGATGCTGGGCGAAGAAGGAACCTATATTGCCAGACAGCCAGCCAACAGAGATATTTGCTCTAACCCTAAGGGTATATTGCAGATTGATGATGCAGTTCTGTTCCCTACCGAGCGAGGCATCATGATGCAGCGAGGGCGAGAATCTGAGAACATTACAGATGCTCTGGATGATTATCCTTTCGATTTTCTATCCATTTATTCACATTCAACAAAGGATAAGACCTATCCGAATAAACTCCTTGCGCTAGGTAATATCCCTGAGTCAGATGTGAAATATGTCCGTTTCCGTAAGTATCTCGAAGAAGCTGGCATGATTTACGACTATTACGATAGCCGCATCATCGTGTTCAATCCGAATTATACTTATGCTTACGTTTACTCTTTGAAAAGCAATATGTGGGGAACCATGCACAATGTATTCAATAAGCGAGTAAACATATATCCTGAGTCATACGCTACAGACAAAGAAGGAAAAATACTTGATGTATACGTGAAGGAGCCAACAGAGAATGTTCCTTTCTTCCTTTGCAGCCGTCCTTTAACGCTTGGTCAGGATGCCTATAAGACCATGTTTGATTGCATCACAAGAGGATATTTAGGCAGCGTTCAGGCAGGAAAGTGTGGAATGGTTCTGTTCGGAAGTAATGATTTGGTTAATTGGTATTACGCTGGTTCTTCTGTTAATATGTATCTCAGAAACCTTGTAGGTTCTCCATACAAATATTTCAGGATTGCGATTATGGGCAACCTTACCACAAACGAATCTATCAGCGCACTATCTACAGAGTTCCAATCAAGATTACAAAATAGACTCAGATAATTATGGCAGAATATACATTATTAGCTTTCGATTCACAGCGTGCACGAAATGGAGCATCCGTAGGCTATATGGATGCTAACAACAAAGTGCATATAGCTACAGAAATAACGTTCTATGAAAGAAGAATGTCAGACTACTTCGGCTACATCATGTTAGACGGAAAGCAATATGAGTTTTTAGTAAATGGCTATTTTTATGTAAATGGAGATAAGCAGTTGCTAAAGATAGTAGAATCATCTATCACAAAGACAACTGGCACAAAACTTGTCAGAGAAACTTCTTCCGATGGAACATCAAATGCTCGCCCATTCCCTAGATACGGAATAGCTACCGCATCAGAGACAGGTGGAACAGAGGAAAGTGACAAAACAGAAGAAATCTTCTCCATCTCTACCCTACAGCCTAGAGAAGAAGTAGCCGCAAGTTGCTTGCAGGCTATGCTACAGAAGTATGAAAATCCGCTTAATATAGATAATACCAAGATTAAGCAACTTGTAAGCAAGTCTTACTTGTTCGCTCAAGAGTTCATCAATCAGGCAGTTCTGTATCGTGAGAAGGAGACAACATCGGCAACCGTTGAGAACAACAAGTACGCATCAGTAGATTCTGATTCTCTCAGCAGCGACACCGATAAACTGCTCTACAATATAGCAACGGCTATCAACAACTTTATCGCTCAGGATAAGAATCAGTATGCCGACCAACAGAAGAACGGATTGAAGCTGGCTGCTACAGACGTAAATGTCAAGACCTTACCTGAGAGTATCAATATTAATGCTGCTGTTACTGGTTCGGTAACTACCAAGCAGGAGTCCACGTCTAGTGGAACATAAACTTAGATAAATATTTCGTTTGTCATTTAATACAATAAAGGGAAGCAGTCCGTGATGGATAGCTTCCCTTGCTTTATCTTAGCCTTAAACGACTAATCATTTAAAATGGATGCAAAGCAATTCTTGCTCTAACAGCCGAGCGGTTGCTGGCATCCTTAATCTTCTGCATCTTATCATCAGCGAGTGCCCAGAATCTATCAGCACCATCAGGATAAACAATCATCAACCATTCATAAAGGCATTGGTTCACGATGTAGTCATGCAAGTAGACGGTCATGGTATGTACACTTGTCTTAGAAAAACCTTGCGGCATCCTCATCGCCAAGTAATAGGCATCCTCCTCATTGGTAGGCGAACCTATGCACTCTTCCCACTCGTTAGAATCAAAGCCGCCACCGAGCATTTCCACCTTGGTGAAACGGAAAAGCATTTCTCTGCAATCCTCTACTGCTGAGTCTAGAATCCTTGCTAACTTATCTCTGTTTCCTTCCTCTGATACATCAAACACATTCTTTAATTGTTTGGCATCTATACCTTTCTGCTTGGAATAAGAGTCAGCAAAAGAAAAAGCAGTATTCTTGATGTCATATACCAACTCATTCTTTTCCAACTCTATCATCACTTTATATCCTTTATTACAATACCTCATATCCTATCCTCCTATCTTGTTGGTCTTTTACGTGTATAAATGATTGCGTCAATTTTTAGCAGCAAAACGTTTGCCTTGGATAGATAATCTTCTACCTTATCCTTATAGACTACCGAGCACCATTCTGCTACTATTTTGTTGACTACATAACTAAAAACCGTTGATTCCAAGGTCTTAAATAAACTCTCATTAAAAAGGCTGCTTACTCTCAGACCAAAGACCTCGTTGCTGTCTGATTCACACTTCTGCCATCCAAGAATACTCTCCAAGGCTACGGAAACATCATTAATGGAATCTTCCCAAAAGCCTTCCAGCATTTCTCTATCAGCTTCCGTCACAAACACTTGGTCATACAGACTTTTTCCGTTTTTATCCAAGTTCTTTCCTCCTATGTAGGCAGTAGTCTTTGCCACCTCCTCATAGATGTCACTTTTCGTGATTGTCAATGTGAAATTTGCCATTCTTTATCTTTTTATAGAGTTTATAACCTAAAACGACTAGCAAGACACAGAGTGCTCCAAATGACCAGATAGCGTATTTCAACTGAAACTGCTCCCACTTGGAGAGTTGTTTTTCTACTGGGTAGGGAACTGGGATGGAGTCTCTTTTCAGGAAAGAATCCACCCTTACTTTGTACACATTCTTGAAGACGGTTTTCTCATGCCATCGGTCAAGAAAGCAAGTATCTCCCTTCTGTCTGAGGAAGATTGAATCACGCACAAAAACGCTGTCAGAAGTATGCAGCGTATCGTGTTTTACTACGTCCCGACATATAACTTTTTCCATCGGGACGTAGTTTGTCTTGCATCCCGACAGAAAAAATGCCACCAGCAAGATGCCAATCACGTAGAGTGCTACTTGCCAAAAATCAGTATCATACCATTTTACTTTCATAGGCTAAACATTAAAGACCTTCTTTGCTCTTGTAAGGAACTTCCGTCTTGATTCCAATCCGTTGGTTCCACCATTGATTGTCTTGGTAATAGCCAAGAAACTATCACTATCAGCCAGTTTGTTCAGGTCATGTTTCCACCACCACCACATAGCACTCTTCGTTGCTCCTAGCGGAAGCTCCAGCAACTGAGGATTCTCCATGATGTCACCAGTGCAATACTTGCTGTTCTGATAAGCCTGATAGTTGGCTCTGCCAGTAATCTGTATCAAACCTCTTCCACGATACTTGTAGCCATCACCATCTTTAAGGTTGCCGAGCATGTTCTTCAACTTGCCCACATCATACTTGTGGAAGTAGTTTCTGTTACCGAGTTCCTTTGTATATCTCAGTTCACCACTTTCATGTGCAATCTGAGCCAAGAAATGAGCCATACGCTTAGGAGTATCAATATGGAACACCTCTGCATAGCCATTGATATAAGGTAGGAACGCATCCACCTTATCCTTCGCATTCGGCATAATCGCCAAAATCTGTTCTTTTGTTACCTTCATATTACTTGCCCTCCTTCACTTGTTTCAGCATATTTGCGAGTTCATCCTTAACCTTGCTCTCAAAGTTGCCTAGTTTTGTCTTGAAATAAACGTTTACCCCGAATATTGCTCCAGAGTAAACCAATGTCTGACTTACGTACCATAGTACACCATCAGACACTACATAATTGTTGAGAAAGAATGATAGGAAGGTGAGTACAACACCACTCACTAGCATTCCTATAGCTGCACCATATTGCAATCCTTCACGTACATTTGGAGTCATATCTTATATTTATATATTATTAATAATATGCAAAGATAAGAAATGATTCCCAATCAGTTACTTTATCCGTTTATTGTGTGCCATATTTTGCTGGTAGGATGCAAGCAGTCAGGGTCTTGCAGATACTCGATAGCCATCAAAACCACCATTTCCTTCAACTCATCAGCATCTTTGCTATATCTCTCCAGCATCACATGATGGTCACTTCTCATCAGGTTCATAGTCACAGCCAAATCATGGATGGTATAGTCAGAAATATCATCCTGATGCTTGTCAAAGGCTTCTCTTATCTCATCATCCGAGAAGAAAGGAGCCGTATGCTTGGTTCCGTCAGCATCCTCATACCACATCTTGCTGATAGCATCATCGGCAAAATGCTTATCGAAATGTTCTTCACTCAACACACCATACACCATCGCACAAAGATGATGTACTTCATCATCACTCAACTTGAAAGAGAGACACTTGCCGATAGCCTTAGCTATAGCCAACATCTGTTCAGGAGCCATTTCCTGCTGATACTTTTCTACAAACTCTACGAAATTCATACCTATATAATTTAAAAGTTTATGATGCTGCAAAGATAGGCAAATCTTAAACGCAGCACCATAAACTCGTAGATATTTCTGTATCTATCTGAATGTCAGACAAATGCAGTTACGATAAAAACACCTCCTTTCTTTATTCGTCCTTAAATTTTGTTCTCTTCTCTCCACCCCTCGTCCAGATGTCGTTTTCCTTGCGTTTCGCCACCTTTCCGATAACGTCATTTTCGTAAAGTTCGGGCTTGTCTTCCCTCCCTTGGGTCTCTGAAGCAACACCACCATTCGGGTTGCCACCTTGGTTGGCATCAGGTTTCCCATTGCCATACCATTCCTTGTCACTTGGTTTGTCTGCTATCATAACTATAAACTATAAATTATAAACTATAAACTAAGCAGCAAGCGGTGGGTTCTGTCCGTCAGGACTCACTCCCTGACCGCTCATCATCTGCTGCAACATCGCCTGAGCCTTCGGATTGCTCTGTGATGCCTGAGCAACTTGGGCTTGAAGCTGAGGAGAGAATCCTTGTGGAGTCTCACCATTCTGAATGGCTTGCTGGTTGGATGCAACCGATTGTAGCAACTCCTCTCCAAATGGGAAATCTCCTACTTGCAGCAACTGCTCCAGCGTGATAGCCTGATTCTTCCACAAAGTCATAAGGAACTCATTTGCCATCTGTCTGTATACTGGAGTAGCCGTACTTTCCGTGATGTTGATGTCAAACTCCACGTCTCTAATCTTCTTAGGGTCGTAGTGTACAATCTGTCCTGCCCTACCCACGATATTGAAGTTGCGAGCCACGTCATAGTACTGCTGCATATTCTTCACGGTCTTGTAAGCACCATCAATGATAAACTGGCTGAAAGTCTCCAAAATATCAAGCAGCGACATGGTAGCATTCTGTGTCTGCTGGGCATAAAGCGAACCGCTCGTACCTGATACTCCTGGTTTACCTTGCAGCGCACCATTCACTCCCGATATATCCTCGAAGAACTTCAACTGATAGCTGAGCAAATCACCGATACCGATGTTCGTAGAGTTGTTCGCCACTTGCTGAGGAACCTGACCGCTCTTGTTTGGCTTGTATCTCACCACACCATTGAATCTACTCCACTCATCGCAGAAATCATCCCAACTCATATCATCAGGCAGACAATCCTCAGGACAGAGCAGCACACCCTTGGCACTCGCCCTCATGATGAAGTCATACATCGTAATAAGTCGGTTCACGTATCTCTGCTGGTCAATCACATCTTCCACGAAGCTGTGAATCTCACCATCAATGAAAGGATAGAACTTAAAGCAGTATGGATGCTCACCATGAGCATAAGGAGTCTCGCCTTCTCTCAGAATATCACCGAAAGGAGAAAGATAGTAGAAATGCCAGTAATCATCCATAAACCACTCGGCATCAATCAGAGGAATATCCTCTTCCAGCATGCCAGCAGCCATACCTCGCCTGATTCTGTCTTTGTTCTCTGCATCTACAATATCAGCCTTATCCTCAATATCAATCTTGAAATCATCGCCATTATTGTAGTCGTGGCATCGGTATCTCGGTTTACTCTCCTTTCGCCAAACCTCAATCACTCGGCAGAGCGAAGGATTGGCAGGATTCATAAAGTCAATGGTCTTAGGGTCGAACTCACCGAATCGCTGGGTGCAGTCTGCAATCACGAAATCTCGGTTAGCCGCCAACCGGTATATCTCCTTCAACTTACGAGCCTCAGCAGGAGACTTGGCAAACTCTCTCAGCACGTTGCCGATGGTAATGTCATGCACCTCACCCAAGCAACTCACGTCCCAACCACGGAAATCCCTCATATTGTTGTCTATGAAGAAATTGTTCGGGTTCACGTAGTCCGTCCAGCAATCCAACCTACCTCTTCGCCATCCATACTTTTTCTTACAGATAGCAGCACCGCTTATCAGGAACTCTTCCATGGTTCTGGCATCAAGTTCCGTCTCTCGGTTCAGTTGTCGGTTACATTGCAGTACCACGCTCATGGTCTCGCCATATCGCTTTTCATCCTTATCTCTGGCATTGCAGGTAGGTTCCTTGCTCTGAGAGCGATACACACCCAGTACATTCTTCACCAATCTACGGATAAGGTTGTTCTTCAATGGTTCGCTACCCTGCTCACGGATATAGTCTTCCTCCTTGATACGCTTTTTAAAGCCACACTTGCTTTTGAACTCAATGGTATCTCCCCACTGGTCTCCATAGCAATATCGCTTGTTTCTCTGTCTTCGCTTTCGGAAGTTATCCATGTTGTTATAGTATCGTTGAGCCTCTAGCAAGATAGAGAAGGCACGCTCGTAAGGCTTGTCAAATCGGTTCTTGGATGCCTTCACGCTATCCAGTTCTTCCTTGTCAAGCACCCTGCTCAACGATAGTAGTTTGGTTTCTTCTTTCTTCTTTGCCATAATTTATGATGTTGTAGGTTCAACAATATGTGCCAACTTTCTAGCCACTCCAAGGAATCCGCTTGCAGTATCGGTATCGCCAAGGCTGATACAAGTGAGATAGCCAGCCATGTATAAGATGGCATCTTTCAGGACGGAAGGCAGACTGATTTTCTGTTCGGTAGTGATAGATGGAACCTGAACGTAGATGAATACCAATGTAGCATCCAGCTTTTTACTAGTATATAGTTCGATACTCTTGCCGTTAGCCGTATGCACGATAGCCGCAATCGGTCGCTCAGGATTTCCCCTGACTCCATATTTGCAGTTCTGATACTTGTAGGCATCATCACTCTCTGAAATGATTTCGGCAGGACGGTTCCAGCCTTCTGCCTTCACAGAAAGGATTCTCAGCATATCGGTAGGCAAAACCATCTTACCCACGTAATAGCCGTTGCTATCCGTCCACGTTACAGCATTCGTACACGAAGTACCTTCCACCATATCCTCAGGAGCATCCGAAAGAATGATTCTTGCTGCATCTACGATTTTACTCTCAATAAGTTCTGCTTGCGAGAGTGTATCAGAATCGCTAGGAGCCAGCAAGCCAGCAGACTCTTGGTTTCTATCCAAGAGCACCTTCACCTCTTTCACTAAATCAGATACAGCATATTCTACCATTACTCTAAACCTTCTAGTTCAACACCCTTTTCCTTAGCAATCGCCAAGATGTCTTCCTTGGTCTTCATCTTGGAACGGCTCACGCTATAGGTCTCAGCCAGATAGTCCCTAGCATCCTCAAAGTCTGTCACTACATGGGTCTTCTTCTCGTCAGCCACCTTCTTCTTAGCCTTGGCAGCAGCCTTCTTCTTGGCTTCAGCAGCTTCTTTCTTCTCGTCAATACTCTCCACCAAGAAGAACTTGTCGTTGAACCAATAATGAGACTCGATAGCCTTCTGTACCTTTGGGTCTCTTGTCATATAGACACTACTGCCCGTGCTCTTACCCTCAAAGTTAATGCGCATCCGCTCGTTACCTACCATAACGCTGAATGCCAAATCAGTACCAGCTTGATATTTATTAAACATGATTATACCTTATTATATATGTGTTACTAAAAAAGGGATGGGGCTAGTGCCCACACCCCTCACTATTTGATGAATAAATTAGCAATTCTACTTGCTTTTAGGCAGCAGCCGTGGTTTCATCTGTAGCAGGAACCGCAGCAAGGCGCATACGAGCATGTGCCTTAGGGTACTTCAAATACAGACAAGCTACCTCCTGAATAACTACTGCATCGGTGTTACGGATGCCAGCCGCCTTCAAGTCGAGAACGTTTCGTGTCCAAGACAAGTGTACTCGCTTAACCAAGAACTCAGGGTCAAGGGCAAAGCCGCAGTCACTCATGCCGAAGAGGTCGAACAACTCTGAGTGAATCATCAGCACCTCACCGAAGTCGGTCTCCCAACTCTTGAACTTCAACTTCCAAATATCAACGGTGTCCTTCAAACGGAACTTGTCGGAATCAATCTTACTGAATGCACTCACGAAGTCAGAACCAGCGATAATTACCTTGCGTTTGTTGCCGATACCAGTACCAACAAACAAATCCTTAGAAATGTCAACCAACTCCAAGTCGGTAATCACACGCTCATTCTTGTTATAGCCCTTCTTAATATCGTCAGCAGTAGCAACATGACCTACCTCAATATCCTTACCAGCCATCCACCAGATACCCTTGGTAAACCACTGGGCAGAACCATCCTTAATTTCGTGCTTGATGCAAGCCATATCACCGAAGAGATAAGTACCTTCCATAGCAAGACGCATATCATAGATGCTATCCTCCTCGATGTCAGAGAAATCCCAATCCACTCGCTTAGCAGCTATCTTGTCGAAAGTGGTCTGCTCGACCTGAATCATGAAGTTCTGACAATACTGAACCTCATTAGAAGGAAGGTTGTTGAAACGACCCGTCTGAACGTCCATTTCGCCACAACTCTTTGCCATACGGATAAGTTTCTGACCCTTCTTCAAGGCTGGAATACCGATAGCCTGCTTATTGACCAACTTACCATTTACAGCATACACAATCGGATAACCTTCTGTGTCCTTACCGCAAACGCATAGTTCCAAATCAGGAGTAGGAGCATCAGTAATGGTAGAATATGCAATACCCTTATAGTTGGTAATCGCATTCACACCTACCACTCGGATGGTATCATCCAGCGTAAACATGGTAGGGTCTTCTACCTTCAATACCATAGATGTACCAGTACTCTCCTCCGTTGTTTCCTTCACGGTTGTCTTGATAGGACGTGTACCGATACTCCAATACTCAACTACAAACGAGTTGGCAGACTTGGTTGTCGCATAGCGTGAAATCTGGTCAACTGGAGTAGCCATCGGGCGAATCTTGGTAATCTTCTCATCAATGTCGTTCAGGTAATACTCCGTGCCATTCTCGTTAAAATGCTCACGTCCCTGAGTCTCGCTCTTGATACCTTCACTCTGACGAGCAGCACCACCATTGCCAGCCTCACCAGCAGCAGGAGCACCACCAGCCTCAGCAGCAGCACCACTCTCGGTACTACCGCCATCGGGCAGATTTGCCGCCTCAGCCATGATAACCTGACCATTCACTCCAAAAATAACTGCCATTACCATAATAAAGATGGAAAACAGCCGATTAAATGTACTTTTCTTCATTGTTATTCTGAATATTAATTAAACATTATATATTATCTTTTCACCTTGTCGAATTATCGAATGTGTGTTCTCTTCTCGTTGCCACGCTCCCAGACGTTACCCCTTCGTGATACCCTGCCCACAGCACCAAGGTCAGGCTGGTTATCCGTCTGCTTGGTCTCTGCATTGGCTGAATCAAGGTCAGCAGTACCATCGCCCTTCTTTCTCAGTTCAAGGTTCTTGACGTGCTTGCTGTTCTTACCACGAACCTCACCTTCATGGGCTGCATCAGCCACATCAGTATCATGGTTCTTAGCCTTAATGAAAGCAGTAATCATTTCCTCGGTAAACTTGCCAGTCACCACATTGCGCATTGTCTGAAAGCACTGGTCGATGGCATCGTTCACAGCTTCCTCGCCATACTTCTCTTCCAACTTGTCGAACACCTCATAGCTGGAAGGCATGTTCTTATCATACTCCTCCTGCAATTTCTTGCCATTGGCAGCATTCTGCAAGAACTCCGACTGAGCCGATGCAATCTCATCCGCATTGTCAGGGTCAGAATAGTAGTCAATGGCATCATCACCATGTGTACGAATCAACTCAGCGTAAGGACTCTTGCCAGCCTTCATCGCTTGCAGGAAGGTAGCCGCCTCAGGGTCACTACCCAGCCAATCGCCCATCGCCTTTTCGTTATCCTTGTAACCCTGCAAAGCCTTCTGGTCGGCATCATAATCATCATTGATGGCTCCATACATAGCTTCATCATCCGCATACTCCGTATTAGGATGGCGGGTCTTCAAACGCTCCAAAGCCAAGTCTCTCTTGGTCTTGGTGTCTTGCTGTTTTGCAGCACCAGCATTCTGCTCAATATTTGTATTTTCGTCCATATATATATGTGTATATTTATAAATCAATGCCCAAAATTAATGCTTTTTTCCGATTTTCATCTTTTATCCGTTAATTTAATCTAATCGGATGCGACTAATTCAATACTTTTTTGTATATTTGCAGTGTCAGATATGAAATATAAGGATTCACGATGCTATTTTATAGAGGAACGTGATGCTGATTTATTGAGGACTTACAAAGAAATTATTAATGTAAGAGACAATATCAGACTCTCAGAGATTGAGGAAAAGCTAGCCCAATCTCCGAGCAGAAGATTTTGGGTTTCAGAAGACCGTGCTTATATAGTCATATTAGACTTACTGAAAGGAAAACCTCTTGATAACATGATTCCTACCCGAAAGGAAATGTATCAGGAGATTTTCAGACGATTCCAGATTCATAAGAGTAATGAGCCATATCTGAGCAATATGGATATTATCAAACGTGTATGTGCTGAAAAAGCACCCAGTTTCTATTTGACTCCTCAAAGCATACACGTAATTCTTAGCAGGGTGAGAAAGGAGGAGAAGCAAAGATGCTACGAGAGACGAAAGAGAAGATTGCGCTTTATGCTGGGTACATTATAATAATGTGTATCACTTTTCTTGGATATGATGGCATGGGTCTCTTTGACGATTGTTCTATTCAGAACCGACTAAGCTACCCTTTCTTTCATCAGAATATCTTTCATGCTGCCATCAACCTTTATGTTTTCCATCAATGCTACCGAGCCATCCCTTGTGGCATCGGTCACTTGGTGGCATTCTATCTCATAGCCATCAGCTATCCCTTCACCTCATCCCTACCAATCATCGGTCTCAGCGGCTTTATCTATGCTTACATGGGCTTTATCGCCCCCTACGTGGAGAATAAGGTAAGATACAATCTCACCATTCTCCTATATATCTGTGTTGGAATCTTCTTCCCTTGCATAGCAGTTGGAGTCCACATCTATTGCTATGTACTTGGTCTGTTGTGGGGTTATCTAAATGCACCGCTATGCCAAGACAAGTAACCGCCAAACTGACTGATGCTGTAGATAAACATGTGCTTGGCATCCTGAAAGAGAACGAGAAACGAATCAAGGAAATCAACACACCATTCAATCCTATCAAGGGTGAAGGTTGTGGAGATAAGCGATTCCTGCTCTTCCTTCCTGATTTCCCAATTCAGAGACAGCAGCTTCCAGTTTCCATGAAGAAGATTCCGCTCGTCAAGATGCTCATCGAGTTTGGTAGCTGCAAGGCTGTAATCGAGGAACTACACAAGGATATAGACGAACCATACGACCTAGAAGAAGAGATTGAACAACTGGTGGAGCAGTTTACTCGCATCAGGATGAAACACGACCCTTTCTTCTTCTTTGCCACATTCATCTATATCAAGCCGAAAGGTGGAGGTCTCCCCTTTCGCTTTGTGCTCAGAAGACCTCAGCGAAGATTGCTCAGGTGGCTGGAGGAGCGAAGAAAGAAGAATCGCCCTATCCGACTCATCCTGCTGAAAGCCCGACAATGGGGAGGTTCTACGGTCATCCAGATGTACTTCCTTTGGCTGCAACTCATGTGGCAGAAGGGTCTCAACTCGCTGATTGTTGCTCAGGTCAAGGACACAGCAGAGACCATCCGAGGTATGTTCGAGGAAGCTCTGAAAAAATTCCCAACCAAGTTTCTCTACGAAATGGGAGAAGCGTTCTCTGAGAACGAACCGAAGTTTGTTGGAGTGGGAACATCAGGTAATGTAAAGAAGGTTCCTCAGCGATTCTGCAAGATTAAGGTGGGTTCCATGGAACGACCATTGTCAGCCAATGGTGAAGACTACAACTTGGTTCACCTTTCCGAGGTGGGTTTGTGGAAAAAAACGGATGGTAAATCTCCTGAGGAGGTAGTGCAGAATGCTACCAATGGTATCTTGTATCGACCATACACGATGATTGCCTACGAATCCACAGCCAATGGTACTGGCAACTTCTTCCACAAGGAATGGCTTGCCGCCAAAAAGGGACAGTCTCAGTTTGAGCCGTTCTTCGTTCCTTGGTACGAGATATACGATATGTATCATCTTGAATTTGAAAGCAAGAAACAGAAGATAGAGTTTGCAAAATGGCTATACGAGAACCGCAACAATACCAATACGATGTCCGACCGAGAGGAGCCATGTACCTATCTTTGGAAGTTATGGACACTGGGTGCTCCACTCGAAGCCATCAACTGGTATATTGCCGAGCGCAGGAAGTTCACCGACCATGCCGATATGGCTGCTGGCTACCCTACCGATGATATTGAAGCATTCAAGCATTCAGGAGCCAAGGTCTTTGCCGAAGACAAGGTTGACAAGTTCCGCAAGGGATGCCGAGCACCTAAGTTCATCGGTGATGTTTATGGTGATGGCTACAAGGGTAAGAAGTGTATGCAGAATGTACGGTTCTGTGAAGACAAGCAGGGTCAGTTGTGGATATGGAGCAAGCCTGAGACCTTTGATGATTGCAAGGTAACCAACCGCTATCTGGTCGTAGTGGATATTGGTGGACGTAGCAAGAATGCCGACTGGTCTGTTATCTGTGTCTTCGACCGCTATTGGATGATGGAAGGTGGCAATCCGTATGTGGTAGCCCAATGGTATGGGCATATTGATATGGACTTGCTGGCATGGAAGGCTGCTCAGATAGCCAAATACTACAACGATGCTCTGTTGGTGATTGAATCCAATACCTTGGAGACGAAAGACAAGGAGCACATCTTGGAAGGTGGTGACCAGTCTGAGTTTATCCTGAATCAAATCAAGGATGTATACGACAACCTCTATGCACGCAAGCAGAGTGAATCAGACATCAAGAATAAGGTTCCAGTGAAGTACGGATTCCATACCAACGTGGCAACCAAGCCAATGGTTATCTCAGTATTGGTTCAGGTTATCCGTGAACAACTCTATGTAGAGCGAGACGATAGATGCTTAGATGAATATCTCACCTACGAGAAGAACGGAACCGTATACGAGGCAGCAGACGGAAAGCACGATGATTTGCTCATGACCAGAGCAATCGGACTCCACATCTGTTTCAACGAAATGGAAATGCCAAAGATGATACAGATTCAGACAAGAGTAATGAGAAGAAAGGTTTCTGTTTCGGCAGCAACCATCATATAGTTTCAAACAATTAATAATTACGATTATGAAAGTAACAAAGATTTTCAAGCGCATCAAGTGCGAAATCATGTACCGCCAAGCTACGGCTAAGGCAGACTACGCATCCAAGAAGAACAATGGTGAAATCTTCTACGTCCTTCCTACGCAGAAGGGCAACCTCATGATTATGAACCGCTCACTCTTCGAGGCATTCAAGAAAACCAAACTGGTAGACAGCGACATGAAGGTCAGAGACCTCTTCAAGGATTGCGTATACCATACCAACTGCAAAAGCAAGAAAGGAAAGCGCAGCCGTAAGCGCAAATTCCTACGATGGAAAGGCTTAATCTAATTTTTTTCTTCCATAAATAAATGGATAAAAGATAGGTAGAGAAAATTCTGCCTATCTTTGTCTATTATTAATAATGTATACGTATATGGATATTTATAAGATTGTTAAAGGCAACAGCTTCGACCTTTTCATCAAGCTACAGAAAGCCTACATCAGCAAGAATAAGCAGATGTTGGAAGATGTTGACGTAGCAGCCATCAGTAATCTAGAAGTACATCTTACTGATGCCTTTGGAGAGTGTGTAGCAAAAATGCCTTTTGTTCAGAGCGGAACAAATAATAGTGAAGTAGAACCGAGTGACATTTGTGTCAAGTTCCCACCATTTCTAGAGGAAGGACTATATGGCATTACCATTCGTGGCAAGTACAACGGAAACGACATCTGTAGCATCGAGCACCGCCTTTTCCGTATCGTGGAGCGAAATGGAAAGTCACATATTCCTCTCGGCATCGTAGAGGGTGAAATGGGAGGTATGTACAATGCGAAGTACTGGATAGAACTGAACACAAAAGAAGATGTCATTTTCTCTTACTATGGTGCTTTATCTACCACAGACCCTAACAAGGTTAATGTCGAATACTTACAACAATTCTCAGGTGTTCTCTCTGGGCAGACAATAACCATCAGTACAACCGAAAATGAAGACATCATCTGGGTAGTATCATCTGTTCCTCTCACATTCCTTCAAGGTGGTTTGCCATTGGGAATGCAGCAGAGTAAGATAGGAGAACTATACTATTATCATTCCGATGAATTGATTTCAGGCGATTCCACAATAACGATTATATAACATAAAATAATATAAATATGTCAGAACAAAGATATAACGAAACACTCGTTTCAGGTCGAAAAGATGGTAAGCTGGCTAATTCCGACAACATCTTCGACAAGTACATAGGAAAGATGCAGTCAGACATCAATAAAGAAATGAAGACTCGCACTGACAATTCATTTGATTCCTTAAAACAAACCAAGCAAAGTGCAGAGGATGGTGGCGAGAATGTTATCACCCTAACCCGTCATAATGGTACGTCTGAGCAAGTTAAGTTCAACAATGGTAGTAAAGGTAGCAAAGGTGATAAAGGAGACAAAGGTGATAAGGGTGACAAAGGTGACAAAGGTGAAGTTGGTATGCAGGGAAACAGCGGTATAGCCGATGCGAGCAACAAGACCCTAGTCAATGATGCTATAACTGGTGGAGAGACCGACTTTCTCTCAGCCGAAGTAGGCAAGCTAGGCATCCTAACCTACGACTGCTCCAAGGGTGGAACCATAACCCACGCTACTCTACAAGATGCCATCAACTCTGTTCCTACCACATTTCAGAAGGTAGGTATCACCATCACCTACAAATCAGGTGATACCATCAACCGCTATACTTTAAAGGCAAATGCATGGTCAGCAGACCCAGCAAACTGGTTTTCTGTAGAAGATAAACTCAGTAACTTATCAAACTTTGCCAAAATATTTATTCCATTCACCCAAGGAGCATACTACAATAATAACGGTGAACTCTCTACGGCTGCATGGGCGGCTCATGCTGAGTTTGATGTATCTGATAAGAATGGATTGTATTTGCATTACACTGGTATTGTAAAAAAGAATTCTGATGTTAGATGTGGTTTTAAAGATAGAGAAGGAAATGTAATTTCTACTTTTGTGACTTCAAAAAATGCAAATGTTAGTACTGATGTTTTCGTTCTAGTGCCATCTGGAGCTAAAACTTGTTTTTTATCTAGTCAATCTAATATTACAGATAAATACGGAGTCCTTGGATTCATTCAATCTTTCAATGATAACTTCATGTTTAGAGTAGAATCAGGATATTCTATCACGGAAACAAACAATGTGTTCGATTTTACATTTAAGGATATTAGAATAAATGTGGCTGATAATTATAATATTGCTATCAAACAAAAAAAATACACCATTAATAACAATTCTGTGTTAGGTATTGATTTAAATTTGCTGCAAAAAGATATGGAACTTGAGATGATTTCATGGCAGGATTATTGCAGAAGAAGTGATTTTGCGGCATTACTCATAGCTTTGGATGGGAGTTGTGATTTCTCTTGCCATGTTATAGGTGTAGGAACTAATAATCAAGTTCCATTCACCCAAGGAGCATACTACAATAGCAATGGTGAACTCTCTACGGCTGCATGGGCGGCTCATGCTGAGTTTGATGTATCTGATAAAAATGGATTATACTTGATAGCAAGGCTATGTGCACAAAGATATGTTGTGTATTGTGGGTTCAAAGATTCAGATGGGAATATTATATCTACATTTGGTAGTGTTGATTATGATAATCCTTTAAGAATAGATAGTATTGTTATAGAAAAAATACCAGATGGTGCAAAGACATGCTATTTGAGTACACAAGAAAACAGCAGGATTTTCAAACCATGTGTGCTTGGATATATCTCCAACAATGCCTTTATGAAGGAGCTAGAACAAGAAAAAGTTCCAAAGGTAATTATTGATACTGATTTTATGACAGATGTTGACGATGCTATTGCTATTAGGCTAGCTTGCAATTTGGAGAGTTGGGGAAAAATGAACATCTTGGGCATTAATATTTCAGAAAAGAATGAAGATAGTGCTATTGCAATGAGTGCATTTCTAAAAGATATGGGAAGAGGTGATATTCCAATTTCTTTAAACAAAAATGCAGCATCTGAATCATCGAGGTATTTAAGTGTTTGCAGAGACTTTCCTACAGATATATACGGAAATTACGGGGTTGAGCAATCTGTGGATATGTATTACAGAATTTTAAGTTCATTGTCTCAATATGATAAATGTTCCATTATTTGTATTGGTCATTTAACTAATGTAAAAGAAGTAATGGTTAAACACCCAGCATTGTTTGCTCGTAAAGTTGAAAAGATTTACCTTATGGGAGGAAATTTTAATGGAGGAAACAAAGAATACAATATTTCGGGTACGACAGGAACAGGTTCGGCAAACAGCGCAGTTGTTGCTGATTCAAAATATGTAATAGAAAATGCTAAATGCAAAATTGTGTTTTCTCCATTTGAATATGGTGCATTCATACATACCGGAAGCTCTTTGCATAATAATGGTAAAACTGATGATATGTTATACAAAATGCTTAATGCATTTTCTACAGATGTCGCGCAAAACGGAAAACAAACTTGGGATGGAACGACCGTGCTTTTTGCAGCGCAAAATAATGAGAGCACCTCGTATTCTACACAATTCTTACGTGGTATTGTTACATTAAGTGACACCGGTGTGACAACCTTTAAGGAAGATGCAAACGGTAATCATTACATTGCATTGTTTAATAATAGAAAAAGTGTAATCAGAAGTATAGAAAAGCTAATAGACTCAAAGTTGTTGTTTGAGAACTTTGGCTCTTACTTACCAAATAGGTTGGTAAAACAAGTTTATACTGGTGCGGAAAAGATTGAACTTACAATCCAACATGGTGTATATTATAATAAAAATGGAGAACAGAATAATGCCAATTGGGCTATTTCTGGAATAGCTAACATCGCATCATACGCAGGAAGATATATATATGTAGAATGCTCTTGTCACAGTGCTTATGCATATTGTGGATTCAAGGACTCTGACGGAAAAGTTATATCTACTTTCCAAACTGACACTTCAGAAGAAGGTGAAAGGACAATATTTAGAGGAAGCATACCATCAAATGCTACGTCTATATTCATATCTTCTCAGTATGACTATGTTCCAATAATAAAATGCTATGCTCATTTCTAAAAATAGGTGTAAATGAAGAAGTTTGAATATAAAGTGAAAGTATTACATGGCACGATTGAGAAAGTTAATTCTCTGTTAGACGAACTTGGAAAACAAGGTTGGGAGCTGATAAGCATAGACAGAGGTCAATCAGTGTTTGCTTATTTTAAAAGATGTGTAAATAAAAAGGTTTAAATGCGTTATGATTCAGAATCTAATAAAAAAAGTGCTGAGAAAGTGGCTAAAGAAGAAAGTTTATACAAAAAACAATCTTCTAAAACACAATACAGCACGATTTGAATGTGTGTACAATTCGCCTCTTCATGAGTGGAGAGATAGAATTTGGGTTCTTGTTAATAGTCCATCTTGTAGTGTAAGAGAATATGACAAATGCTTGAAAGAGTATCTTTGGGAGCGTTGAACTCTAAGTAGCTGACTTTGCAAAATAAAGAAGAAGAGTGAGTCGAAAGATTCACTCTTTTCTTATGCACTAAGTAGAAACAACAACATTAATCATACACCTTAAAGAACTTCTCGCACAAACTACCCATCATATAGCATGGTTCCTCGCTCATCATATCTATTCCATCCTGCTCACAGATATGCGCTACCACATGAAGAAGTTCATGACCGATGGTGTTGATGATACTGCCATCAGATTCACACTTCCCAATGGCAAGCACGCTCCTTCTTTCTGATAGGTTAGAATAGGTAAGGCCTCTGTCTGCACTCTGTTTGGTTAGATGCTCATAGGCTTCCGATAACGGATTTCCGTTACAGCCAATATCCGAAAGAGCATGGCATATCTCATCGGCATCAGGTGGCTGATAACCTATGAAACATACTATGCTCCAATCGTACTTCGGGAGTTGTATTACTCTTCTTATCATAACACATCTTCCCAAGGAATAGGCACACCATTGTGGCAGCAGTCGGCATAAAATCTGTTAAAGATGAAACCATCCTTCTGGTCGGCATCATCCACCATATCCTTGATAAACTGGGCTAGCTGCTCCTCATCCTTGATGGAAGACTTGTAGAAGTCTGCCCTCGCCATATTCGCCACATATACATGGTCGTAGCCTATCTTATTCTTTACCTCAATTCCCTGACCAAGCAGAATGGAATCCACCTTCTCCTTATCCCAAAACGAGACACTTACATCACGCTTGGAGGAAGGGTCATACTTGTACATCAGGCTCACCGCCCACTCACACATCTTCTTGCTGAAATGATAGCCATTGTATCTGAGATAGGCAACCATCGCCTCAGGTTTGAGGTCATACATATCCAATGGCATTCTGCATTTTCCCATATTGCTGAATATTAAAGGGAGTCTGGTTCAGACATAAATGTCGCTACCAAAACTCCCAAGTTAAACACTAGCGACCGCCACCATTGTAGCCGCCACCACCTCTTTCACCATAGCGGTTCGGGTAGTTCCAATCATCGTTGACGTTGTTGAATTTACGTCTGTTCTCACGCTCTTCACGTTCCTCACGCTCTCTTCTACAATCGTCACGATAATCAGGCATACGCTCACCCATACGCTCCTGCTTCATCTTTTTCAGACAAGACATAGCCTTGCTGCCAAAACCAAGCATAGACTCGATGTTGTCATACAAATCATCGAACTTATCTTCTGTAATCTCAATCATTACCATAATCTTATGATTTTAAGTGAATAGATAGGAGATTACTTGCTCATGGTCTGCTGGAGCCATCCCATCATCTTGTCAATCTTGCCCTCAATGCCTGAAACCTTACCTTCCAGTTTGTTGATTTTCTCGGTCTGTTCCTTATCCTTGGCTATCTGGGGGTTGAGTTGCTGTAGCATTCCCTCACAAGAATCAACGACCCTCTTGTGGTAATCTACGCTCTCCAGTATCGCCTTGGATTGTCTCAGCATGGCATCAACCTCAGTACTCATGGCATCCTTGTTGTCGCTAACCACAAGGTTCTTGTCGTTAGCAATCTGTCCGTTTGCTGGCAGTTGCTTGAAATCCACTTCCTCATCACCCAGCTTCACCTTCACGTCTACTACGGTCTCCATAGGTTGTGGTGTAAAGCCGTTGTTGAAGGCAGGATATTTCGTCTGAGGATTGCTTACCGAAACGACCTGACCGATTCGCAAGTTCGGGTTCTCGCCCTTGTCTAGTACATAGAATAAAGAATTAGTTCTTAAACCTTGAAACATAATGTAATCTCCTATTATCTATTCTTGTTAAACAATACCCGACATCATCTGTAGGGTGTTAGTATCTCTCTCAAACCAAAACTGATAAACACCAGTTCCCTGCACGTCTGCAACCGTCAATGGTTCGCCATTGTACTTTGTCACAGCCTGAGTACTTCCGTTAGTCTCGAAAAGGATAGGCAGCGTACCAGTCGTTCCAGTCGGAATCGCCTGCATCAGGTTCACGAAAATCGTTCCCCGATAGTTGGCATTCACGAAAGCGTGGTTTTTGAAGGTGAACACCACATCGGTAGTATTCACCTTTACGCCAGTAGAAGCGATAGCTGCCGAACCATTACGATTCACCCATGTATAAGGTCTTAACCAAAACATAGCAGCCTCCTTTCCTTATTAACCCCAGAACCCTGCATTGTTTGCAGCATTCAAACCATACAAACCTGTTTGCCAAGCAACACAATTTGGAACAGCAGTAAATGGGCTGTAAGGAGTAGTTATGGTCTCAGGCAACTTACACTTGATACCAGCCACCTCGTTCTGCAAGCCAGCCAATACCGCATTGATAGGAGCCACCGCCTGACCCACAATCTGAGAGGTCATAGCAGAAGACTTGAAGGTGCTGTTCTCCTCACGGAGAGCATCAATCTTGTTCTGCATTTCCCTGAACTCAGCTTGCTTTTGTCCGTCAACGATGGTCTGAGTACTTTCCTTGATGGCATTTTTTAACTCACAAGACTGGTCTTTGGTAGCATAGGCAAGGGAAGAAGCCGCACGCTCCTGACCTACTGCTACGTTATTAATTGCATTCTGCAAGGTTCCAGTCTGCTGACAGATAGCCAAGCGGTTCTCGCAGCAGCAGTTTGCAATCTGCTGAGCAATCTGCATGTTACCCTGCTGAAGCGCATTGATAGTCTGCATACCGCTCATACCAACCTGATTACCTACACTCTGTACCTGAGAGGTCAAGGCAGAAATGGCACTCTGAATCTGACCTTCGGTGCAGTTCAACTGGGTAGCCAAATTGCTGAGTGCATTGCGGTTACCACCGATGGCATCCATCAGGAGACCACGACCATAGTCATTGTTAATCTCGTTGGCGAGACCACCACGACCATTATTGCCGAAACCTCCCCAGCCGTTACCTCCCCAGCCCATGAGGAAGAAAAGGAAGATTACCCACATGAACCATCCACCTTCGCCACCGAAACCATTGTTTCCCTTCATGGCAAGGAGGACATTAGGGTCAACACCCTGCTTCTGGAGCAGAGGTGCAAGAAGACCGAGCATCCCATTGTTAGATGTAGAGCCTTCATTTCCGAATACATACGTTTTACTTTCCATATTATCCTGAATCTTTTGTTAAACATTAATTGATTAATACTACGTAACGTTACGAGCACAAAGATACGAATAATATGTATAGAGATTGATAAACTCGTAAAAGATTATATAAGTACTTGATGAGCAAAGATTTATGGTTACGGAAAAGGTCGTAAATATATAGGAGTGGCGATTACGTCTCTCCTATATATATATAATGTGTAGCGATTACTAAAGGTGGATGCCGTACTTTCGTGATAGCTTGTGGAAGAAAGCCTTCTTGTTGGCAAAGTATCGGATAAGCGACTTATTCCACTTCTTCTCATGCCCGAACTGGTCATGGATTCCTTCGGGTATCTTGCCATCGTGAACATACTTTTCAAAGGATGAGATAGACTTGCCCATTTCGTGAGCACACCATCCCTTGTTGGCTTGGGTATCATTCATCATGGCAGTAAGAAGTGCCACCAGTTCCATATCTCCTTCCGACAGACCGCAAGGGATAGGCTTGCCCTCTGCTTGGGCAACTGCTGATTCATGTGCCTTATCTGCGAGAGCACGAAGTCCAGCTTCGATGATGCTGTAATTTACTAATTGCGACATAAGCATATATAATTAAAATGAGTGTAATCAGGAACATATCACAATAGTACATCTGATTCGTGATAACGATGGAATCATACATGACGTGAATCACATTGACTCCTGCAATATAGAGAATCGGAATGCGCCACTCTACACACAATCGGTGCAACACCTGACCCTTCCAAAGAGAAATCGGGTAAAGAATGTAAGTGATGAAGTAGAAGAACCAGATAGGTTCCTCATTCTCTTCGTACCATAGTGTTATCTCCATTTTGTTGTCATAGAACTGAGATATACCATACCATCTGAAAAGCATGACCAATATAGGCGCATACTTGAAATAAAACAAGTCAGTCTTAATCTTGCTTCGTTCAGGGAGTAACTTAGTTATCTCTCCAATTAACTTCTTGACTCGTAGGTCTTCGTCTTCATCTTTTTTCATAAGCCTTCATTTTTTAAGTTTATAATGATTGGATAATCTTTTGCTGATGTAATCACCTGAGATTCAGATGTTCTTAGATGCTGCAAATATAAAAAGAAATAATAAGAACATAACAATTTAGGATATTTTCAATAGTTAAACTTTATAAATACTTACAGATTGACAGATTTACACAAGAAATAGAGGTAAAAAGTTTCTGATTGAAAGCAATTACCCCCCGAAAGCCTAGCACTTTCAGGGGATAGTCATATATGTATTACTTCTCAGCCTTCGCCTTCTGGTTAGCCACAACTACCTTGTTAGCCTTTTCCAGCACGGAAAGAATCTTCTTTCTAAGTTCACGAATCTGTTTCATGTCCTCAGCGTTGTAGGCATCCTTGCCATCATCCAAGAAACCTTTCTTCAACTCGGAAATCTCCTGCTTATCAAGAGAAATCTCGTCAATGGCATCAATGCCTGCCTTGTTGGTGTTGTAGTAGCTATCGCTCTGACTAGGAGCCGTATCAACCAAGAGGTCGTAGGCAGACTTGAATCCGTTCAACTTGGTGTAGAGTTGTTTCAGCTTCAAGTCCTCGAAATCATCCTTCGGAGTAGCATGAGCCTTATATATATCCTCTGCATTCAACTTGTGAGGTCTATACTCCTCCCCACTCTCATCGGCACGTTCCTTCTTCTTGTCTTCCTCGTACTTCTTCACCTTCACATCATCCTGCTTGTACTGCTTATACTCCTCAGAGACGTAGAACCGCTCAAGCATAGAGTAATCGCCATCTACCTTAGCTTGTTTTTTCAACTTGCTCAGGGTATTGGCTGCACGGTCGTGGTTCTCCTTCATATTCCAGAACTCATCACCTTGTTTCTTAGTAACTGGTCTATCATCAGGATTGCTGACGAACTTGCTGAATAATGGAATATCAGCAACCTTGATTTCCTTCGGGTCGTTGAGTGACTTGGTAAGCAAACCGAGCACCTGACTGCCCATGGTGTAAGCACCACCGAGATAAGAAGACAACACATGGTCAACCACGGCAGGGTTGTTCAGGTTGTATCTTGGGTCACCGAAAGCATCAATGCTGTTCTGCTGCACATCAGGATAGTCGTTTCCGATTGAGTTAACCATCCTTGATATACGAACCAACCAATCAGGAGTGCCCACGTATGCCTTGGTAAAGTTCGGGTCATACTTATTATACTCTGTCTCCTTGAATAATGGCTTGCCAGTAAAGTCTACATTGAAAGCCAATTCAAAGACAGGACGGATAGCATTAGGCATCAGACTAACCGCAATATTACCATCATATCCAGTTGGGTCGAGCGGTAACATATCAACTACCTGCCCCATCAAGTCTTCCGCATACTCTTCCCAACTCTCCTCTGCCAACTCTCCACCCATCATCTTGGATGCAATCATATCTCCTACTCCATAGAAAGCCCGAAACTCCTGAGCCAGCGGAATCTTCACATATTCATGAGTATATGGAATCCACATAATCAGGTTGTTTCGTCTATCCCACTTGGAGAACTGCCAATACTTATCCTTATCATCATCACCTCCCAAAAGACTCATCAGGGCAGCATTAACGACAGGAACCAGCACACCACTCGCCAACCACGATGCAGTAACAGCCGTGAACTTGAAAGGATGATGCTTGGCAAGCGCACCCAAGGTCTGCAAACTCTGTACTGCTGGGTTGATGAAGAGATAGAGGTTTCTAATCATCTGCCAGCCATATTCGCCAGTACCCTTGCGGTTGAAGTTCAGGGTCACGTCCTTGGCATCATTCACAGCCTCATCAATGGAACGTCCATACTGAATAGAGGTCATGTAAACAGCAAATCGGTTACTATCCTCTATTGCTCTGTTCAGGAACTCGATACTATCCATGATGGTATGTCCTACCTTCACAGGGTTCGCCTTCCATTTATCCAAATCCTTCAAGTCATTCTTGAATTTCTTCTTCAAGTCTTCCACGTCAAGAGAAGAAACAAAGCCAGTCTCGCCACCATTCATCATGAAGTCATAGAACATATGTTCCTTTGGAGTAGCGTTTCCGTTGTTTACCTTATCTCTCAACTTGCCGTTCTGAAAATCTCTCAGCATAAATCCGAGATTCCAAGAGGTTGTGAGATTCTTTCTGAGCAGATAATTATACTTAGCATCCTCACGAATAGCGGTAGATGCCAGCGTCATGGTCAGGTCTCGGAAGTAGTTGGAAGGGATGAAGAGAGGTGAAAGACTGGTATAGGCAGCAGCCATCTTTCTTCCCAACCAAGCAGCAGCCCTATCCAATTTGCCGCTCTGAATCTCTCTCACTCGGTGTGCTCTGGTATTGTTCATCGCCTGAGCCAACTGAGGGTCACCATTCACATAGATAACGTACTCCTCGCCATCCTTCATCACTCTTACCTCATGTTCTCTCTCCTCGCTGTGAGTCTGAGGATAGGCTATGTTCAAGCCGTCTCTCTGCTGGGTAGCATCGCCAGTCTGAGCCATCTGCTCCATCTTCTTCTCAAAAGCATCAATAGCAGCCTTCACCTGATTACTATTCATCTGAGAAGTAATCTGAGGTGTAGCAGGAATCCACTCCTCGTTGCCGTTGGCATCCGTACTCTTCACGTACCAAGCCTTGCTCAGGGTCAGCAGGGAAGTTGGATGATTCTGAGCCAATAGCATCAGGTGTTGTTTCACCCAGTTCTTGTTGTTCAGCAGGATTCCGCTCTCTGCCATATTCTCGATGTAGGCGATAGGGTCATCAGCGATAGTGGTTCGTCCGTGTGCCGTCTTCAAGGTCTGATTGAACGCACCCTTGCCACCACCGATATAGTCCCATACTTGGTCGGCAGTAGTACCATCCCAGCCACGGAGAGGAATATAATGGCTATACATATCACGCACATACTGATAAGTATCTTTGCTCATCATGCCAGCCTTATAGCCATCACGGAGAATCTTCTTGGTAGCCGCATTCGTAGCATTCCAAAGGTCTTGCACCTCAGCTACATGACTACTCTCAATATCCCTTACCAGTTTGTGGGCAGATTCCTCAAAGTCATAGCCACCGAATAGAGCCGACAAGCCTGAGTAATCGTAGGAGATACCATTCTCATCATAACGATAGTCCATATAAGAATGAGAATATTTCGTTCTGAGAGCATTATCTCTCTGTCTCCAAGTATTGAAATCCACTCTTCCAAACTCCAAATCGCTATCATTGGTAATACGGTTCATATCGCCCTTATAAGCCTTGTATGCCGCACTTCTCTGAGCCACGTCCTCAAAGTCAGCTTCCAGAGACTTCTTGAAAGCCATCTGTGCATCACGCTCCAAGCCATGCTTAGCCATCATGTAGATACGGACATTATCATAGCTATCGCCCAATATCTTCTTCATCTGATGATAAGCCTTTCTAAGTGGCTGCAAGAACTCATTGTTGTATTCCTCAAATTCGTTCTTTCCCTTGCCATGACTGCGGTTCTCGGCAGTATAGGCATCCTCAGCCATGTTCAGGCGGTCAACACCCACTTCCTTCATAATAGCTTCCTGAGCCTTGCGGATAGCCAGCATACTATCTTGGAAGGCGATACGTTTCAGAACAGAACCACGCTGCAACTCTCGGTTGAACTCACCAAGGGCAGTATCATCACTCAAAAGATGCTGCTCGTAGGTCGGTGCAGTCTTCCAAAGAGCCATCTGCTTGCGGTACTCGTCCACTCTCCTCAGGAAGTCAACGGCACTCTCACCAGCGTTGCGTTGTGGGATGGTTGGTCTCTGGGCATCCTTTGGAAGATTATTATCCTTCTTCCACTGGTTCAGGTCATGCTCAAACTTGTCGTAGCGCAAGGAGAACTTGGTATTGCCATCCTCAGGAGTAGTTGGGCGCAAGGTGTTCTGCAAGAGAGGAGCAATCACATGTTCAGTCAACTGGGTAGGGATTCCGTTTCCGATGATGGTATGGCTCAGGTTCTCAGAGAATGGCATCTTGTAATCATCGCTCACTCCTGATACTCTTGCGAGCACTCTGCCCATGGCACGATATACCTTGCCGTCAGGCATCACAATAACATCACCGCTCTTGGTTCTGAGTGTTGGAAGCAGTTCATCAGCGAAGGCATGAGGAATCTTTCCGTCAGCATAGGCACTACCCATCACATATAATGGCTTGTCAATGTTACGCCAGTCAATGCCATCAGCCTTCAAGCGAATATCCATCCAAGGAGCCACACCATTCTTCTTCTCGGTCAGGGTCGGGATAATATCAGCCACAGCTTCATACCATCCGCTCTTGTGTGACATCTTCTTTGGCTTTTCAGGAAGTTTGCCATCACGAACCGCACGGACAATCAATCTCTCTCGGTTAGTGTAGCCGCCATAGTCAGCAGCGTTATACACATCTGCATCCCAAGTATATCCGTTGGCATCCAGAGCATCCGTGATAATCTTCATTGCATCAGAATCCTTATAGCCCTTCACATTCTCAATGGTCACCACCTTTGGCTTAATAGCATTAATGAACTCAGCAGTACTAGCAGCAGTCTCCTTGTCAAGTTCCACCTCAGCATGGTTACTCTTCGCCTGAGAGTAGTTCTTGCAGACTGGGCTGGCATGGAAGTACTCCACCTCGCCATCTATCTGCTTAACCAACTCTCTTGGGTCAACGTCTCTCACGTCAGCCGTCACGATGTGCTGCCCGAAGTTATTGCGATATACACCGCTTATCTTCTCGTCATACTCCACTGCCACCACTGGGTCGATGATACCCTTCAAGCCTTCCTCAACAAGACCGCCACCGCTAAAGTAAGTTCCAGCCTTAATGAGTGAGCCATCCTTCAGGGAGAACTTAGGTTCCTCGCCAGCAATCTCTGCCTTTCGGTTCTCTCCCAGAGCCTGAGCAATATGAATCATCTTCTTGTTAGCCATCTGCCAGCCGCTAGGCATATCCTCAATAGCAGTCTTGATAGCATCATCCACCTCATCAGGAGTGTTCAGACTCTTCAAGTCCTCAGCCATATCAGCCGCCCCACTCTCCTTTCCGTCAGCCATATCACGGAGAGAGAAGGACACATCGCCAACACCCAAGAGAATCTGGTCTTTGCGAGCCACGTCCTCAGTAGATTCAGCGAGAGTTTTTCTTCTTTCCTCAGGAGTCATGTACAATCGGGCAGATACGTTACGAGCTTCCACCTCACCAGAGAGACGATTATAGCCATCATATCCGATACGACTAGACTTCTCCAATCTTTCTATCTGCTTGGTAAGGTCGTTGTATCTATTATTGATTTCGTACTTTCTTTTCTGCTGCTCAGCAGGAGACATGGCATAGAACTCCTTTGCTACTTCATCTTTTTCTGCTCGCAACTTGGCGATAGCATCCAAGGCATTCTTGTCAACTATCATTTCGCTATTGCCACCTTGTGCAAAACCTTCCTGCTCCTGAATATAGTGCTGAATCTCGTGAACCAAGGTCTTTTTCAGACTATTATTCGCCAACTTATAGTGTGTGTCCAAGTCGTACTTTATAGCCTCACGAATATCTCCAAGGTTCAGCGTAATGGCATTATTATAGAAGACACCGCCACTCTTTGCTCTACCATTCAAAATCTTCATATCCTTCAATTCAGGATAAGCATCAAACAACTCAGGGTATTCCTTAAACAAATCATTTGGTTTCTCTACAATATCAGAGAGAGTCAGAGTCTTCTTATTCACCCATTCCTTCGGGTCACGGAGAACAACATCAGGCATTTCGTATCTCCACTTGCCATCAGCACCACGCTCCCAGCCAGTAGCCGCCTTGATAGCCTTAGGCTTCTTTTTGTTCTTCTCCATATCCTTTGCCACAGAGAGATTATCCATACGGAAGGTACGCTCCTCTGCCTTGTCGGCAGCAGCCGCACCACGCTCGCCAGCGAGAGAGAAACGAATATCATTGTTGTCGGCAGAGAAATCACCATTGTTATTCTCGGCAGACTTGATTTGGTTGGCATCCAGAGCACAATAGGAAATCTTGGTAGGCTCATAGCTGTCATCCACCTCTTCAACAAAGATGGCTCCATCATAGCCTTTCTCCTTAATCTTTTCAGCCATGCCCTCTTCATCCATGATACCCCAAAGATTGTCCTGAGTGTCCATTCCAACCATGTACTCCCAGCCAGTCACATCTTCGTAGATTCTATCATAGTCTTCGCCAGTCAAATCCATCGGTCTTCGGATATTCAGGAAGCAAGGAACCACATTAGCCTTGCCGCCACGATGTCTAGACGAATTGGATGCAAATTCCTCAGCTAAGCCCTTATCAGGAGAGAAGAAGAATCCCTCAGCCTTCACCTTGTCTTCAATCCCCATGATAAAGCGGACACCTTCCTTCTTCTCAAAGGTGTTGAACTCGGCACTTCTGCCATGCCAAACCACCATAGGTTCGCCATTCTCATCCACCACCTTGGAAGCATTATCATGGTCATTCTCCCAATCACCGAACCAGTTCTTGAAGTTGGTAGTACGGACGGTTGCCCATTGTTCTGCATCCAGTTTGGTCTTCTCACCATTAGGAGCAGTCATATAAGTTCCGTTTGCCTTGGAATCAGCAATAATCTTCTCCTTTTCTTCTTTCAGAGAGAATCGGATATTGTCGCTGCTATTGATAGCTTCATTTAAGGCACGCTTTCTATCTGCATCGCTCTTTTCGTCATACTCAAAGATTGATACACCAGCATTCTTCAATGCCTCCTTCACCTCTTTCTTGGTAGTAGTAGGAACAACAGCAGCAGAGAACTCATCAAATCTAACTGGACGTTCAAACTTGGTTTCAAAGTACATGGCTGGGGACTCTTCCTTGATAGCCTTAACCATTTCCTTCAAACGTTTAGTGTCCTCATCAGAGAAGTCCACATTGTACTCCTTCTTCAAGTATGCTTGTGGGTCGCTGGTCATTGCAGCCTCAGAGAGTCTTGCCAAACCATAATCGTCAAAAGTACCAGTTGCATCAGGCTGGCACTTCATGCCAAGTTCAAAGAATACATTCGACCACTTTTCTCTGAAATCATCAAATTTCTTACGGTCAGAAGTCAGCAAGTCTTTCTTGGAGCGAATATCCTTCAATGTTCCATAAGAAGGCATCAACCTAGCAGCAAAGTTTTGGAAAGATACAGCCGCACTAGTTGCACCATTTCGACCTTGTTTCTTCATTATTTTGGAAACATTCTCCAAGGTGTTTGGCACATATCTACGATTTCCACTAGGAGTAAAGCCATCAAAGATTACTTCCTTAATGCCATATTCCTTTTCCTTACCTTCCAGCCAAGTATTGAACTCATCTGTCAGGTTATTGGTCTTGATGTAGTCTTCAACCTCATTAAGCGTAGCATTCGTGTCAACTCCTGTCATACTATGGTCACGTTCCACATTGCGAACAAAATCCTGAACTTTATCAAAATAAAAGCCATATTTATCATATTGTTCCAAGGCATTTTTTGCTCTAGATAACAAGAAAGGATTCTTCTCACCATCAGCAACTTGTTTTTTATACCTCGTAATACGATATTTTTGCTTTTCATCATAAGCATCTCTGTCACCACCGAAAACGTTATCAATATACATATCCAAGACCTTCTGAGCATCAGCCTTGCCAATACTACTGATGTCAAAGTTCCCTGATGTGATAGATTTCAGGTCATTATATACCTTATCGCTATACTTATGTTGCAATTCTGCCATTTTAGGAGCGTTGCCATTCTCATGAAGGAAGAGATACTTCAAACCTGAATTGGCGTCCCCATCTAGCCATCGGTAGATACCATTTCTTACTTCATGTTGCATTTCCTTCGGAACGGATAACACATCTTTGTTTACTTGCTCTGAACCCTTATCGCTTATATGTCTCTCTACTTGCGGATAAGTAGGAGTATAAGCATCACCTTGCCAAGTACCTGCATTCTTTCCAGTTCTCTTAGCCACCTTATCTGACGGCAATATCAGGGAAATGTCACCATAACCCTCATGCTTCTGCTTACTGGAGTCAATGACTGCCACAGACGGATTGGCAAGACCACCTTGCTTGATAGCCTTCAACAGCTTCTCTTCTGATATGTTATGCACTCCTGCAAGAGTTTTTTCGTCCTTCAAAGAGAAACGAGGTTCCGCTACTGCCTTAATCTGTTTATCTAAGTCTTTATACTTATTAAACAGACTATCCAACTCATCCTGATACTTCTCGAAAGATTTACTTCTCAAATCTTCCCAAACATCATAAGGAATATCGTTTTCAGAAGACAAGCCATGCTTATCCATATACTCCTTCATCAGTTGCTTGTTGTATGCAAGACGCTGTTTGCTCTTCGAGTTATAGGAATCCTCTACTTCCTTTCGTTCCTTTCTCAATCCAGCAGTCTTCTCTCTGTTAGCCACACGTTGTTTGAAAGCCTTATATCTATCCTTATAAGTAATAGACGATTGTTCGTCCTGCTTGTATTCATGATACTCAGCACCACTTTCGTTGTCGGCATTTTTGTTTGCCACCACATCAGGAGCATTGAACTCGTTAGGAACATCACCCTTCACCTCATTCACTTGGTCAGCAAAAGGTCGGTCGAGGTCAAAGAGTTTGTAGTTACCCCAAGCATCCTTATACACATAATCCAATTCATTATGAACCGCCTTATTATAGAACCGTCTCCATCGGTCAGCCAATACTTTCTTCTCGTAATACTCAGGAGAACTTGAAGGATTGCTCATATCCACCAGAGCATACTGAGAAGACTTGTTTGGACGAAGTTTGGAAGCATATTCATAAGCATCCTCAGCCGCATTTCTCTGCTCCTCATTCTTGATAGAGAACTTCAAAGAAGGATGATTCAGGAACTCCTCGAAAGTTTTTGGAGCATCTTTCTCTGCAAGTGCATCCAGTAAGCTATCTACCATGCCATAACTTTCATTTACGGCAGTCTTCACCACATCAACCACATCGGTAGGAACATCTTCCTTTCTTCTCATTCGTCTTACCACATAATCTATAGCTTGTCCAGCATCAGAAGTGAAGATGCCAGTCTTGTAGTTGTATGACTGGGCATTATTCAAGCCGTAGCCTACATCATGTGTCTCATGTGGGAGATTCTGCAATTCGGTCAGCACCTCTACCGCCTTAGCATTGTCGGCAATATCCTTCATGTTACCAATGGCAGCACTAACAATCTGGTCAGCCTCATCATCAAGCAACCCCTGCTTAGTAGCAGAAGACTTCACTTCATTGTCCGAGATATTAGGATATACCTCAGTAGGATGAGCCACACGACCATCAGGCAAAGTGATATAGTATCTTAGTGGACGATTTGTTATATCGCTCACAACATAGCTATAAGCAGTAGGCTCATACACTCTCTTCTCCTTGCCTCCAGCAGTCTCTTCAATGTGATAAGGAACACCATTCACCTTATAGGCATCCTTCAATGTAGAAAGAACTTCCTTCTTCTCTTCATCGCTGAGTTTCTTACCAGCTTCAAATCGGACTGGTTTTGACTTCAACGAAAACTTAGTGTTACCAACTATCTTTGCATCATCCTCATTAAATATCACATAGTTCAAGTCACCTTTTTTAGCTCCACCCCATATCGTACCAGCATAATACTTGATACCTGTAAAGCCGAGTGAAGATAGGAAGTTGCTAGATGCCACAAAACTGTCACGTTCCTCAAATTTTGTTCCATTCAACGCATAATACAACAGACCATTGTAAACATCGCCAAAGTTTTTGTCAAGTGAGTAACCATTGCGTACCAACCTATCAACATCAACACCTAGTTTCTCCAAACCTTCACGAACAATCTTCTTTTGCTCCTTCTTCATTGGTTTGTTCCAATCAAGGTAATTGTTTCCAGTATCATCAGGTATCTCTACCTCGTATCTGTTAGCCTTGGCACGTTTCAAAGAAGGAATATCTTCCTCTGTCAAGCCCTCAAACAAAGACTTCAACTTATCGAAATCAGCCAACTCCTTCTGTGCTGCATTTTGTTTCCACTCTGGCTTAGTCTCGTCATTGACGATATTCTCATCCTCCTTGATAAGTTCATCCATTCTGTTAAAAGTTTCCTTCTTTGCCTTAGCGAAAGAACTTCTCACAGCATTATCAATGAATCGACCGAACCAATTATCGCCATTCTTGATAGCCTTGAAAGCCTTTGGAGTCTTTATCTTCTTTACCTTAGCTTTCAGAGCATAGGATGCACCGATTTTAGCCGATTTAGTCACGTAAATACCATGACCGAAAGTTTCTGAGCCAGCACCTTCATAAGCATGTGAAGTATCAAATCGGTCAAAGTTCGCTCCTGTTCCGTGATAAGTCTTCAACGAGAACTTGGTGTGCTCTGTGATTTTCATATCCTCAGGTTTGAATATAACATAGTTGGTATCATTTTCCTCTGCACCACCCATGATGGTTCCAGCAGGATATTTGATTCCAGTGAAGCCTAGAGAGGAAAGGAACTTACTTACATCCTTTGGCTTGCTATGCATCATCGTTGGAAGAACCGTAGTATATACATATTTAAAAGGTAAATCCAGTTTGAATCCTCTCTTCTCAAAAGATGATATATCAACACCATTCTTAGCCAAAGCATCACGAATAGCATTTATTTGTTTCTCAGTCAAAGTCTTCTCCCATTCCAGATAGTTGCTGCCATTATCATCAGGAATATCAACCTCATAGAGAGACATTGTAGGAATAGGAAGTTTTCCTTTTTCCATTTCGTCTAATGTTTCTATTCTCTCTTTCAAATTAGAGATAGCATAATTATTTTCAGGATGCTCATGTTCTATTTTATCCAAAGACTCATTATATAGACCTTTAACTTTTTGGATAGCTTCATTTTTATCAGAACCTTCTAAAATAAATGTCTCAACATGACTTAACGTATATTGTTTCTGAGCCGTGTCGTATTCGCTTGGAAATATATTTTTAATAGTCAAACCAGCATAACTCTTTCCAATCTTCTCTGAAGATGTAACATAGCCGCCCCAACCGAATACTTGGGAGCCAGCACCCTCGCCCATGTGGTCGAAGTCAAACTCTGTGAAGTCGGCACCGCTACCATGATACACCTTCAATGAGAACTTAGGAGCATCAGCTATCTCCTGATTGATGCTGTTCACAACATCATCAGTAACAATATCGCCCTCCTGAATCTGCTGAGGTTCACGACCAGCCTTGCTTACCAAGTAAGCTTGCTCTGCTCTGGTCAAGATACGGTTCACCTTCATCGCACCAGTAATCACCCAAGGGTCAGTCTCAGGGTTCGGGTTGGTACGATACATATAATATCCATCAGTAGGCAGATGTTTCAAGCCAGCCAATGAATGCTGATACTTGCCCGATGGATTGATGCCCTCTTGGCGAGCTTCCTCCTGATAATCAACATCAGCAGCATACTCCACCTCAGCGAAGACGAAGTTCTTAGGGAAGAGAGTCTTGTTTCCCTCATCATCCTTGCGGTTGAACTGGATAGCGTAAGGAACTACACCAAGATGCCAGCCTGGTCTATAGGCTAACTTACCGCTACCGCCTTGTGTTCCCTTGCCGCCCTGCTTAACCTGAGGTCTGCCAGTCTTGCTTTCTCCAGCTATAGGAGCAGCATCAGCATCTAGCCATACACCAACTGGAGTAGCAGCACCATCAGGGTTCGCTACCATTGGTGGATAGAGTTTTCCATCCTTCAATACGAAAACCTTGTAGCCGATACCCTTTTTCTTTGGCTCAGGCTTCTGACGGAGAGAGAAAGAAACATCTTCGCCAGTCTCAGAGTTCGTCACCTGACCATTGGAAGTCTTCACGTAGGCTTGTTCGATAGAGCGGATGATGTTCTTGGTTACATCGCTATACTCAGTGCCAAAGAATGCCAACTTAATCTTCTGTAATATCTCATGGATAGCAGCGAGCAGAGGATGAGACATCTTCATCGCAAGAGTGTGAGCAAGGTTCAAGTCACGAATCATTTCACCTACCGCATCAGCCACCACTTCCTCAGCATAGTAATCTCTAGCACGTCCAGAGAATCCAGCATCGGAATATCTCTGCATGGTCTCATCTACCGCCTTGTCGAAGACATCAGAGCCATAGGTATCAAGCACAAGCTGAGTCAACTCATTGTATGCAGCAGGGTTCAGTTTATTGATTTGGTGGGTCATTTCGTGACCGAAGATAAACTGAGCACCTTCCGTGATAGAAGAGTCAAGAGTGATGAAGATGGTACGATGAACGTTGCCATCAGCATCCTTGGTTTCCTGAATCCAGCCGTTGCCCAACTTGTCAGAGTACTGCCATTGAATGTTAGCACCCATCATCTTAGCCAGTCTCTCGAAAGCCTTTCGAGTCTTCTGCCCTACGATATTGTCAACGACCTTCATATCATCAACCTTATTCTTCTCTACATCAGCAGCACGCTCGGCAGTTGTCTGTTGCTTGCCATTCTCCTTAGCAGAGAAAGGAAGGTCTGATTCATCACGCTGTGCGCCTAAATGTGCTTCATCGGTAGCATCCTCAGGAACATTTATATTATCATTTATATTGTCATTTATCTTCTCATTATCCGTTTCATTAGACAAATCATTAGATTCATTAGACGATTCATTATCCAACTTCGCCTCTGACTTCGCCTTCAACTCAGCCTTTTCATCCGACTTCGCCTCCAACTCGGCCTCTTGCTCAGCCTTTTGCTGCTCAGCATAGGCTGCATTCTCCTGAGCACGTTTCTGCTCTTCAAGTATGTTCTCAGCCTGAGCAATGCGAATATTTTCAACAAAATTCCTTGCTTCCGATGCCTTGAAACCGCTATTGAGTACACCGATAAGAGCGTTACGAATATCCTGAGTGTCGAGTGATTCAAGGTTGGATGGACGGTTCTCCCACAAGCTGTGAACGAGCGCATCAATAGTAGTTCCCTTGCCATCAGCAGCGAGCAACTGAGTTTTGGCAAAGTCTTCTCTGCTCAATCCAGTCTCCTGCTTAACACCCTTGCTTGTCTCTGTTCCCTCATAGTTGAGAGAGTGAGCACCGAGGTTACTAGCAACATACTCCTCAGCAGTAAGCGGAATAGTATCAGTTACATCAATGCCAGTGCCATCATACAGACGATGAAGGAGAGAGCCGATGGTATCTCTGTAGAGTTGTGATACAGCCTCAGCATCATACTTCACCGCACTCTTCAAACGAGCGAACTTTCTTCTTGCCTTCTCAATAAGTTCCTTTCTACCCTCAGCAGTATCTTCCACCTTGGCAAGTTGTCGTTCATTATAAGCATCACGGATAGCTATAGCAGAGTCATAAGCCGCCTGAGCATCAGCAATAGCCTTCTCCTTGGCATCCTTTGCAGCCTTCTGTTCCACGAAAGTCTTACCCTTCACGGTCATGTTGCTAGCCTTGTCAAGTGCCTTCTTTGCATCAGACACATATCCAGATACGATACTATCTGCATCCTCACCAAACTGGGAGTCATACAACTCAGCAGTCTGTGCGGCAGTCAGCTTCGAGAAGTCAGGATTGCCATCCTCCAGCATAGGAACGATGGTTCCATCTTCAAGGGTAATGGCAGGAGCAGCAGGAGTCTGTTCTGTCGCAGGAGTCTCAGCAGATTCAGGAGCGGCAGTTTCCTCAGAAGGAGCAGCAGTCTCGCCCTCTATTGTCGGAGTCTCCACCTCTATCTCACCTATATTCTCTCCACTACTATCCTCTATCATTGAGGATTCAGGCATAGCTTGTTTGTATTCATCGAGCGACATAGAAGAGATTGTAGCCACATCTTCTTTATTCACAGCATGAGGAACAAGAGTGCCATCACTCTTCAACTCAACTACCTTAGCCTTGGCACCAGCATCACGGATGAGGAACAACCTAGAGTCAGGATATTTGGTATTACCATCCTTGTCGAGCACATCAACGAGCACCACGTTACCATTATCATTGAGAATCTGATTGAAATCAAACGAAGGTTGAGTCTCTTCTGTCTCCTCATTCTGCTGGGCAGCACGTTCCTTCTCCATCTGCTCACGCTGAGCCTTGGCAGCTTCCAGTCTCTTCTGGTCTTCCAAGTCTTTCATCTGCTGCAAGTCTGCAAGCGAATAAGGATTCTCCACCACGTTACCATCTATAGAGATAGCAGCAGTACCATCACCATAGTCAGCCAACACCTCATAGGTATGTTCAGTACCATCAGTATCAGTCACATTGAACTGAGAGCCTACTTCAACGGTTCCATCAATGATGCCAGCCACTTCTTTGATAGCATTCTCTTTTGCATCAGCAACCGCCTGAGCCTTCACATCATCAGCAGGGAGTTCTTCACCCAGTTCAGCGAACATCAAAGCATCAGCATGTTCTACACTATTCGTTGTCGGGTCATAGTAGAGAATCATATCATCGCTATTGCTTACATCAATGGAGCCATCATCATGAGTAGCAATATTACCACTGATAATATAAACACCATAGTCTTCCAAGCCACCTAATGCTTTGATAGTAGCGTTACGGACAGAACCACGACTTTGGTCTGTGTACATGTCAACTCTCTGTTCTGCCTGATGAGCAGCGAGGTCAACCTTGTCTTGTGCATCATCAACAACACCTTGGTATCGTGCAGAAGACAACTGGTAGTCATAGATTGCTTGGTCAAGTTTATCATCCTGCCCAGTCAGGGATTCCAGTTCCTCATCACTCATGGCAGATAGCTGCTGTTCAGAGATACCCAATGCTGCTGCAAGAGTCTTCATCTGGTCTTCCTGCTGAATCTGAATATCATGCTTGTCTGCATCATCAGCATCATGCCCCTCAGAATAAGCGTTGTCAATATCTGACTGATGCTGCTCCTCAGGTGTTGTTGGTTCGTTGGTAATCTCCTTGGCATTCATTTCAGCAGTCTTGGCAATATTGTAGCCACGCATCTTCATCAGGTTGACACCATAGTTAACAGCAGCATTAATCTGCTCCTTACTCATGGTATCTCTCTGACGTAGAATGCCAGCCAGCACACTACCCATCTGCTCATTGGTTGCGTTGTCTATCTTATCCTTGATGTCTGCCCAGTTATCGCCCATAAGGTTCTGTGCATCACTATCAGCCACGTTCACCTTGTTGCGGAATCGGTAGTACTGAGCACGATTGTAGATACCTTTTACTGGTCGGGAGCCAGCACCCATAGCATACATAGAACCGACAGAGATAGCCATACCACCGATGATGTCGAGTTGCTGCTTAGCATCAAGAAGGTCGCTCACCTTACCTTCACCATCCAGCAGGGCATGAAGAGGAATACCAATCTCCTCCTCCATCACTTCCTCAGCGAAACCATTGATACCAAACTTCTCCATCCACTTCTTGGAATTGGTATACCATCCACTCTTGCCGATATTCTTGAAGAACTCAGCAGAAGCATTCATACCATGTTTCTCCATGAAGTTGACAGCACCCTTCTTGATACCATAGTTGTGACCGAAGAGTTTTTCAGTATAGTTCTCTACCATAGCAGAGGTCATACCCTTATAGAGAGCAGTGCCAATAGACTCACCACCCTCATGCAGAAGATTTCCATTCTCATCGAAAGTACCAAACTTATAATCACCCTTCTCATCCTGATACAGATTACCCAGATGTCGCTGCATGATGTCAGCACCAGTCTTCAACGCTTGCTCAGTTCCAGCCATCGCATACGAGCCGATAACATCGCCAGCCACGATACCAGTATTCTTCAAGATGGCAGCACTCACCTTGCCCATGCCACGCTTAGCAGCAATCTTCAAGGCTCCACGACTGATGCCCTTGGTAATACCACCATAACCGCCAGTCAGGAAGAAGTCAGCCATAAATGGGAGAGACTGCCCTGCAATTTTCGTCCAACGATAGACGTTACCCATCTTCTCATCTTCGAGAGCCGTAGCAGCATCCGCACCAAGTTTACTCTTCAGGAGCATCTTATCAGAACCAGAGAGAGGAATATTGTTATCCATCTTTGTCTTGATACGTTCCATCTGCCCCATGATAGCGAAGTCAGTCAGACCGAAATCCCATGTTTTTGCAGTAAATGCAGTATTGTCAAGAGCCTTCAAGGCATCCTCACCCCAGCTACTTGTAGGATATTGTTTCACCGCTTCAAGCGCACCAATCTGCTCAGTAACCAGAGAAAGAGAGGTTGCCAACTTATTCCTATAGTCACTCTGCTCAGCAGTTCTTCCGTTACCTGCACCGATACTAGCACCATAAGATAGCAAAGGATTTCCGTGTTGGCGATTGTCCTCAGCGATAAGAGCCTCAATCTCCTTCTTTCGGGCATAGGCATCAGCCAGTTTCTTGTCAAACTGCTTTTGAGCACCCTCCTCAGTAAGGTAGGTTCCATTCTTGCCGATGTTCTCCTGCAAGTCATAGTTACCATTCTTGTCACGAACATCAAAGGCAGATGGAATCTCGCCAGTATCTACCGCAACCTGATAGGCATCGTTCTGCTTGTCAAGAATAGCTTGCATCTGCTCAGCTTCAGGAAGAGAATAAACATTCTCATTGTCCGAGGTAACGTATGCGCCAGTCTTGCCAGTCTCAGGATTGTAAGCAAAATCATCCTTCACCACATTGTTTGCATCACCACCATAAGGAGTCTTGTTTGTACCCAAATTCACACGACCGAAATCCTTCTGCTGTTTCTGCTTGCGCTGTTTCAGTCTTTTGTATCTGCCAGCATTGTTCATTGTCTGCTGAGCACTAGCCGAGATTGCTGCTGCCCCAGCAGAGAAACGAGCACGGTCAGCAGCACTCATAGGAACGCTACCGCCCTTCGCTCTAGATGAAGTCTTACTACGTGGTTCAAAGAGCGCAGAGTAAAAACGCTCATAGGTAGATGGAACATCAAAGTTCTGAGCCTTCAAGTTCTCATAGATAGCATGTCTGTTATCCGCACCGCCCTTTCCGTCTCTTGTCAGAGCACTCTCAAACTTATTGTAATCATCAGGCACATCATAGTTCTGTGCTTTCAGATTCTTGTATAAAGTGTATAATGGTCTTTCTGCCATGATATATATATTTGTTTGTTACCAAATTCTTGTTACCAATTCTGTTACCATTTTACGCCAGTCTTCTTCTTGCCACCAGCCGAAGAACCGCCAGCCTTATGTGTTGTATGCTTGCCGCCGCCCGATGATGTTCCACCTCTAGTTGACGTACCACCAGTAGTAGAACTTCGTCTACCCTTCAATCTATCCATGAGGTATCTCACGTTAGTCTGAGTCACATTCTTGATTCTCAACTTTCTTTTAAGTTCATTTATCTTCTTCTGCCCCTCAGGAGTGTCCATCAGGTCGTAATACTCATACCAATAACCAGCAGTAGTTTGGTTACCGCCAGAAGATTTCTGAGCCTTATTAGAAATTCGTCCTTCTCGCAGTCTAGCAAGTGCATCCTGAGCAGCCCAATGGCTTATCTGACCATCAGCAAGCATCTTCTTAATCTTCAACTGATTATCTTTATACTCAGCATCATTGGTATATTTCAACTTCGATAAGTCAAGTCTTCTGTTACCTTGGTCAATTCTCTGCTGCCCTTGGTCATTCTTCACCTTGTTGATTTCGTTCTGCATATCGTGATACCTCATCTGCTCAGCAAGAGTCAGGTTATTCTTCCGAGCTTCCTCATCTAGAGCGAGTGCCCTCTGATACCCTGCCAGCCATGATGCCCGATTCTTCTCTCTCTGAGCATCCATATATGCCTTGCGTTTATTCACCGCCTTAGTCATATCCGACTCAGGATTGTGTACCACCTTGGCACCATTCGTAGCAAAGAAAATATTGGCGAGCGCACGAAGACCATCACCAGTAGCAGCGATACGAGCCTTGGCACGTTCCTTCTTCTCTCTGTTCGCCCTCTGCTCAGCAGTCTCATTCAGTTCAGGATTCAGCATCTTATACATATCTGCATAAGACAACTGCTTAGGCTGAGGTTTAGGCTCCTCCTTCTTCACGATAGGGACAGATGGTTTATCCTCCTCATCACTTGGCGCACCCTGATTCACATCTACACCATTGGCGATAGCTTGCTGAGTAGCGATAGTCTTCTCTCTAGCCGCCTTCATCGTAGGTGTTTCATTCTGAGGAGTGGCAGCATTCATCTGGTCAACCTTCTTGCCAGCCTCATCAAGTTGCTTCTGGTTGAAGACTGGAGCCTGAGTCTGTGCCACCTTATGTGCCGCATCCACCCCACTCTGCTGCTTGTTGAGCACACTCTGTGTAGTCTTCAAGCCATTATTGTTTCGTAACATATCTGATGCTTTCATAGGCTATGCTTTAATCTTTTGAAGTTTAGCACCAAGGCTATTCAAGTCACCCTCAGAAGGAAGAGCCGTAGCCTTAGCCTTTAAGCCGAGAACATCATTGGAGTTATTGGCAATACCATTCAACTGCTCCTGAGTAACATTCATATTGGGTGCCTTCTTTGCTCCAGCACCACTATCAATAGTTGCAGCGATGTTGGCAGCAGTACCAGCCACACCTGCAACCGCATTGGCTGTATCGGCAGCCTTCTCAGCTTCAATACCCATCTGCTGAGTCTGCAACTGATTCTTTCTGTTCATATACTGCTGCTCGATGTTATCCTTTCGGGCATCATTTGCAGCTACAATCTGTGAGGTAGTATCAGCAAGAGTCTTGTTGTTCGCCTCCTTTACCGCAGTAGTGGAGTCTTCTGTACCACCCATCACCGCTTGTCTGCCCTTTGCTGCCTTGTTTCTGTTCTTAATCTGCTCCTGCATCTGAGTGAGCAATCGAACGGTATCGGCACGTTTGGTAGGGTCTTCATTATACTTTCTATCATACCATGCCTGATTTTCTCTCTGTTGCTGGGCAATCATCTGCTCCTGCTTTTTTCTCGCCTTGCGGTTAGCTATACCGCCAGCGATACTGCTTGCAAGTCCAAGCCCAGCACCTATTAATGCACCTATCATATATATGAAAATTAAAATTATTAATAATGGTACAAAGATACAGATACCATCCGATATTCGTATTTTATCCGTTTATTTAGGTAGGTAAGTTAACGGATAAAGTTTCCGTTTGCCGAATAATTACTATCTTTGCACCAAAATAGTTAAGTCAATGGCAGTAGATAGAAATACAAAAGGTCAGTTCGAGAAAGGTCGGGCAAAGACTGGAGGTAAGAAGAAAGGTTACGAGTCTCCTATCAACAAGGAGTTTCGTGAGTTGTGCGCCGACTTTTCTAGAGAGGCATGGGATGATTTCATGGCAGCTTGGTATAAGTGCAAGCCGAAGGATAAGGTAGCATCATTCATCAAGATACTAGAGTTCAACTGCCCTAAGCTACAGACCGTAACTCTTGACGATAAGCGTGAGGTTCACAATGCCCTCACCGAGAAGTTGAGACAGATGTCGGAAGAGGAAGGATAAAATGTAATTCATAAAAAGAACGTTTGTTTTTTTCATAGGTTTTTGGTTTATAGATTTTAAGATTGTTAGGATAACGAAATAGGGAATGCGTGAGCACTCCCTATTCTTTTATTCACTATCAGCGACCGCCTCTAGCCCTTCTATCCCCAGCCATATCCGTCTTGGAACCACGATTCACCGATAATGGCTTATACCTAATTCCTGAACGTGTATGGCTAGCATCCATACCCTTGCGAGAAGCTGCCCCATACTTTTTGTCGTGAGCAGCGTTGTGTTGGGCGAGTTCCCTACGCTTAGCCTTCTGAGCAGGAGAAGACTCGAACTTGGTATCGTATTTCTTTTTCCGCTCCCTAGCTGCTGGATGAGTCTGATAATATCTAGCTGATTCTGATACCATAGTTACTCCTCATCTTTATTTTTATCTTCCTTCGACGCATCATCAAGATACTTGTCAAGAGCCTTAATGCACTTATCAGGAATTTTATTAGCATCCTTGTTTTCTTTGAGATAATCAATAGTGCCACCTACTCCATAGATGATAAGCAGATTCTTTGTAGAAGGGATGAAATACAAATAGTTGCTCCAAACACAAAAGCATATATAGAACGCTTAAACATTCTTTTTATCTTTTCAAAAGGTTCATCATATTCATCACCAACAATAATTGTCCAGATACCTAAACCATATAACACCAAAATAGATAAAAGAACAACAACTTCACCACAACTATGTAAGTTGCCCAAAACACCTAACCAATATAATTCACTCATAATCTTAAATTTTAATTAATATATCTATATCCAATTACAACATAACCATTCATGAATGTGAATCAATGCAGCACCAACTACCAACGCAATCAATCCTGCACACACACCGAAGATGTCTGCCCACATATCATCAGCATCCACCTTCTCCTTGCTGACTAGCTTATCAATCACAACCTCCTTGAAGATACCTATAACAAATGTAGCCAGAGTAGCAGTCCATAAGTTATAGGTCAAGAAGAATATCATTTGCACCAGCAACATGCTAACCACGAAATGCAGCACTTTATCCGTCTGCAACCCACAGAGCCAGTTCTTAGGCTTTGTATACAGAGTATTCCATATCATTCTAATCATTGTCTTTATCTCCAATAAAGTTCACGATGTTCCTTCTTCAACAAATCCCCAGTTCTACACCACCAGTCATTCGGACTCGCTTTAAGATACTCCTCAAACTCAGGGCAGTTCTCTTCGTGAGTAAGATGAGGATGAGAATTAGGCTTGAACTGATGCACACACAGCAAGTCTGCATGATTGCCACCGTAAATACTTGGCGGCATAACATCTTTCGCCTGATGCCACACCTTGTTGAGGTCAATGAGTTCAACCCCATCCAGTTCTTTCAAAACATTATCAATCTTACCCAGCACACGATTCAGGACTTCTGCCCTATCCGTGCCACCCTTAGCAATAAGCCACTGAGCATCACTCAGGGCACTTCTAATCAACATATCCAGTTCCATAAGCCAAAATTTTAATTATTAACTTCGTTCAATATCTTAATCACTCTGCTAAACATAGAGCCAGCCCAATCATCCTCACCTTTATGATGCAGGTGTAACAACTCACATACATGCTGCTTACGAGCAGTTCTGACCTGACAACTGATTGACTCTATCTTCATAATTACCTAACCGCTTTTCTTCAAGCAAAGAACAAAAACTATTCATCACATGAGACTTAATATTTTCTTGAAAGAAACTATTAGCATAAAAGCTACAAACACCAAACAAAGAATAAGCAGGAACAACATCAAAGCAACCATTCAAGTTTTTCAACAATCCTAAATAAGTTTGGCGAAGTTTTAACTGACATAAACTATTACCGAGCCTATACCATTTATCATATCCTTCCTTGAAAGCAACATCCTTAATTTCTTGTATAGCCTTTTCATTCAGGTTTGCTTTAGCCAGCAACTCCTGATATTTGTCGTAGTCAATAATGACTTTTGCTTTTTCTTCATTTTCCATAAGCGATTTTTTGTTTTTTGTTGCCTACTAATTACTTAATCATCCAAATATAATTATTTAAAATTTAAATGGATAGATTTTTGATTCCTTTGGATTCTAGGTTCCCCTTAACGCACACGTATGTGAACGCATCAGAAAACCTAAGATGTCATGGATGAGTTCCGTCACCCCCCATCATCTAGTCACTTGATAATTCTACATCAGTTAACCTAAGCAGCATAAGGAGTAGATTCCCCTCCGCTCGTCTTCTGCTATTAGTTCCTACGATTTGCCATGCGGTCTTCCTTGCAATTTATAGACTCGATGAATCGGAAGGTATCTAGCCCATAGTCTTCCATCTTGTCTTGTCTCAAACTCAGGGGAATAAAAAAAGAACCCCCGAGTGTTGGTTACGGACAACGACTCAGAGGTTCATATCTTGTAGGCTTGCGCCTTGAAAGGAGGGCTACTTTAGTCTGTCAACCGTAACATTGACGATGCAAAGATAGAAGCTTTTTCTGAAACCACCAAATGTGAAAAAATATGTAATTCGTTAATCTGTAAGATATTCAGATTTTAGGTATACGCTTGGTATGCAGTAGACATACAAATGATTACAAAGTTAAAATAGGTTAAAGTATATTTGGCATTCAAGTTTATTTTGTTACCTTTGTAGCGAGTAAAACAAGCGATTTAGTTTCTTTAACTCTTTTATGTTACTATTTTGTTACTCGGCAAAAATAGACCATTTCTAATAGTATTGGTTATCAATAGGTTACAAGGTTCAAATAAGCATTCATAATGTTTTTGTATAATATGAAAAGGGGTGCTTGTGAAAGTACCCCTTTTATGTATATCTACAAAGTTATTGAGAAAAGCCTGTTA